AGACTTTCATTAATAAGATTAGAAAGCATTATACTTATCGTGATTCAGAACCAACAATGTCAATTTTAACAATTACATCAAACGTAGTTTACGGAAAGAAGACTGGTAATACTCCAGATGGTAGAAGAGCAGGACAACCTTTAGCTCCAGGTGCAAACCCAATGCATGGTAGAGATTCTCATGGTGCTTTAGCTTCACTTGAATCAGTAGCTAAGCTTCCATATGAGTATTCAAGAGATGGTATTTCTAATACATTCTCAATTACACCAACTTCTTTAGGTAAAGATGAAGATGATTAAATTGTATAATAAAGTAGTTGGCTAAATTAATTACCAAGTTTGTGATTAAAAGTTAAATGATTTTGGAGGTGGTATCTATTAAATTTAAAAATAACTATACCTTATAAACTATAATAAATATTTTTAGAGATTAGGTGATTTTATGGATAATACAAAGGTAAGAAAAAAAGACGGTCATATTGAAGACTTAGACTTTAATAAGATCAAAGTAGCTGTTACTAAATCAGCAAGAAGAGTTGATTATACACTTCAAGATGATGAATGGCTAGAATTAAAAAATTTAATAGTAACTAATGATAATTCTTATATTAAAAAGTTAATTAAACAGTCTAATTCAAATATAATTAGTGTTAGTGATTTACATAATATAATTGAATTAGCACTTGATGAGGTTGTTCCAAATGTAGGAAAGTCTTATCAAAATTATAGAAATTATAAAAAAGATTATGCTAAGATGATGGAGAGTGTTTTAAAGAGTGCAGACGCTCTAAATTATCATATAGATAGATCAAATGCAAATACTAGTAGTGCTTTAATATCGACTAAGAGAAGCTTAGTTTATACTGCATTAAATAAAGAATTATATCAAAAAATGATGTTGTCTGTTGATGAACTAAGTGCAATTAAAGATGGATATATTTATATTCATGACTTAGGCGCTAGAATGGACACTTATAATTGTTGCTTATTTGATATTGGTAAAGTTTTACAAGGTGGATTTACTTGGGAGCATATTGATTATAATGAGCCAACAACTGTAAGATCAGCAATGGCTGTAACAGGTGATATTGTTCTTAACTGTGCAGCTCAACAATATGGTGGATTTACATTATCAGAAATTGATTCAGTACTTGCTCCTTATGCAGAAAAAAGTTATAAAAAATATAGAGATGAGCATATAGCTGAATTAAAAAAGTATAATGTTAGTCCAGATGAAAAAGAAGTAGATGAATTTGCAATTAATAAAGTTAAAGAAGACCTAGCACAAGGTTTTCAAGCTTTTGAACATACATTTAATACAGTAGCGTCTTCAAGAGGAGACTTCCCATTTGTTACTATGACTGGTGGTTGTGACGAAACAAGATTTGGTCAATTAGTTTGGGAAACAGCTCTAGAAGTAAGACAAGGTGGGCAAGGTAAAAAGGGTAAAAAACGTCCAGCAATTTTCCCTAAGTTAGTATTCTTATATACTAAAGAATTACATGCTGAAGGAAAGCCACTATATTCATTATTTTTAAAAGGTGTGGCTTGTTCTTGTAAAGCAATGTATCCAGATTGGTTAAGCTTGGATACGCCTGACTTATCTATTATAGATAATATTAATAATTTATTGCTAGATGATACAAGTAAAACTTCAGTTGTTGGTAATATATTCCACAAGTATCACAAATTTGGTGTTTCTAGATGGATTCTAGATGATAATAATAAAGTACAAGAAAACAAAGATTGGGTGGACTCCATTATAAGTCCGATGGGTAAGCGTAAACTACAGCTCATCTAAAATCTTTTGAACCTCGCTCGAGGGTGTTGAGTAAACGTTTAGTTTATATTAATAGTATATTAATTACTCAGCTAACTGCCAGGTCCTATTAATTAACAATTTGAGGATGAAGCAGTGCCAAGACTTATAATTAAGTAAGGTGTATCGACTATCCCTGATGAATGTAAGGGAGTAGGATTAGAGATAAGCACTAATCCGAAGCGGAAGACTACTAGAAATAGTAGAAGATATAGTCAGTGCATATAGTAATATATGATAAAATGTGTAGAGCATACCTAAGTCCATATTATGAAAAAGGTGGTCTTAAACCATTAGATGATACTGACAAACCAGTATTCCAAGGTAGATTTAATGGTGGTGCTATTTCATTAAATTTACCAATGATTTATATGAAAGCAAAAGTAGATAATGGTAATAAATTTAATGAGACAGAATTTTTTAAATTATTAGATTATTATTTAAATATGATTAATAATTTACATATAAAGACATATAATTTCTTATCAAAGCTTAAAGCATCTTGTAATCCAGTTGCGTTCTGTGAAGGTGGTTTTGGCACTTTAAAGCAAAATAATTTAATAAAACCATTAGTAGATAGAATTACATTTAGTTATGGTTTTACAGCTTTAAATGAATTACAAGAATTACACAGTAATCAATCACTTTATGAAGTAAGAACAGAGAAAGATAATTTTGCATACAGAGTTTTAAAATATATTAATGATTATGTATCAAAGTGTAAACAAGATAGAATTGATGGAAAAATTCCTTATATTGCAGCTATTTATGCAACACCAGCAGAAAGCTTATGTGGAACACAATTAAATCAATTTAAGGCAAAATTTGGCGAAATACCACAAGTTTCAGATAGAGCTTATTTTACAAACTCTTTCCATATGTGGGTAGGTGAAGAAATTACTCCTTGGGAAAAACAAGATGCTGAATTTAGATATTTTCATATGTCGAGTGGTGGGCACATTCAATATTGTAGATTCCCAACTAGTATGAATATATTATATATTAAAGATACTATTGAAAGAGCTATGAAGCTTGGATATTATTTTGGTGTTAATATTGAAAAATCATATTGTGGAAAGTGTGGAACTGTTGTAGAAGATGGTATTGATACATGTCCATATTGTGGTTCAAGTGATATTACAGAAATTAACAGAGTTTGTGGCTATTTAGGATATAGTAAGGTTGATGGAACTTCTAAAATGAATGATGCAAAATTAGCTGAATTAAAAGATAGAAAGTCGATGTAGTATATGAATATAATTAAAATAGATAAAAATAATCTAGTTAATGGCGATGGTATGCGCTGTGTTGTTTGGTGTGCAGGTTGTTCATGGAATTGCTATAAATGCCAAAATCCTGAGACACATAATAAAAAAGCAGGACATAAATTTACAGAAGCTGATTGGCTAGAAATTAAAGAACAATTAAGCAGGAAAGAAGTTAGTGGTGTAACACTTTCTGGTGGAGATCCATTTTTTCCTGCTAATAGAAAAGATATGTTAAAGCTATGTAAACGTATTAAGTCAGAATTTGCAAATAAATCTATCTGGTGTTATACTGGATTCTTATTTGAAGATATAATAGATACAAAGTTATTAAAATATATAGATATTATTGTTGATGGACAATATAAAGATGAATTAAATCCTAAAAATACAAATTTATTATGGAGAGGTTCATCAAATCAAAGAATTATAGATGTACAAAAATCATTGTTAGAAAATAGAACAGTGCTTTTCTATAATAAGGATTAGTCGGAGGATTATTTATGAATCAACGTGTGGACAACTTAATTAATATTTTAGATGGCTACTTTGAAGCTGGGGCTCATCATATTAATATTAATGTATTTAGTAAAGAAAAAATTAAAGATGCTTATGAACATCCAGAAAAATATGGTTCCATGACAGTTAGAGTCTCTGGTTATTGTGTTGAATGAGGTAAGTTAACTCAAGAACAAAGAACTGATATATATCATAGAACTTTGCATGACTGTTTGTAAGAAATAATTAGTAAAAATGGATATTACAAAAAGTATCCATTTTTATTATTTTTATCCTTAATTAGCTAAATTATATGTAGCTTTTAGTTTATTGGAAAGGTATGACATATTTTAATAAAAATGTCATTTCACATATATTATTAGAGAGGAGATTACCTTATGCCTGCATTACATTTATATCATCTTAGTGGTTTAAGCACAGATACAAAACCAATACTTGAAGATGCTTTAACAGGTTCTACATTTAAAGAATTAGATACACAAATACTATATGTTTATAGTAGTAATTCAAAATGTTGGATAAAATCTAAGACAAATAATGATCAAAATAATGAAGAAAAGCCATTAATTGGTCCTCAAACATGTATAGGTATTGAAAAGATTGAAAAAACAGATACTCAAGGTCTTGTAGATACATACACAATTAGATATACAAATGGTTTAAATCAACAATTTAATGTTGTAAATGGTGATAAGACTTTTGTTAATTTAGGACTTGATGCTGAACCATTACAAGCTAATAAATTATATAATGTTGGGCTTGTACTTAATCCTGAAAATCCAAGTGAGCTAAGTATATTTAATATTTATCAGCCATTAACTTTAAACGCAACTGAAGATTCAGGAACAATAAGTTCTGATTTTTTAAGTTTAAATACTTATTGGCCTAGAATTAATGAAGGTAAATTTATTTTACACATTAATGATGATTATGATATATTATTTATATATTTAGGATCATTTGATGGCGCAAAAGATTATTGGCAAGGATATAAACTTAATAGAAATTCAAATGACGATATTGTTTTAGACACTTATATTGGTCAATTTTATATAAATGAGACTGGTGATGCTTATAACTTTATTGCTGATGCTATTGGCAGTGGAACAACAGTTATTCCAAATCCACCACTTGCTGGTGATGAAGATTCTTTAACTAGTATTCAAATTTCTGATGTTAAATTTAAAGTAAATGGTGAAAAAGGTGATAAAGGTGACAAAGGTGATCCAGGTGAGCCAGGCCCACAAGGTCCACAAGGAGACAAAGGTGACACTGGAGAGCAAGGACCTAAAGGTGATACTGGTGAAACCGGAGCAACTGGTCCACAAGGAGAACAAGGCGAGCCAGGTCCACAGGGACCAGAAGGACCTCAAGGTCCACAAGGTCCAGATGGCAGAGGTATTAACATTAAATCTGCTGCTGTTGAATGTAAGGAAATTGGAGATGCTTATATTAGTAACCAAGGTCATTTAAATGTTTTAACTGAGCTTCCTAATACATATACTGACGCTGGTTTAGTTAAAGGTCCTGAAGGTCCTAAAGGTGATAAGGGTGATAAAGGCGATACTGGAGAAACCGGATATATTGGAACATTTGTTCCAAATGCTGGTATGGTAACTGAAGTTGGTCAAGCATATGTTGATAGTGAAGGTCATTTACAGGTTTGTACTTCACTTGATCCAAAAACTTTTGAAGATGCTGGTTATATTAGAGGTCCTCAAGGTCTTGAAGGTCCAAAAGGTAATCAAGGTCCTAGAGGCGAAACTGGTTATGTTAAAGGTTTCTATTATAATGAGGAAGATATAAAAGAAGTTGGAGATGCCTATGTAGATAAAAATCTTTGTTTACATGTTTGTACAAGTTTAGATCCACTTGAATTTGAAGACAGAGGAGATATTAGAGGTCCTCAGGGTAGACAAGGTGAAGTAGGTCCTGTAGGTCCAACAGGTGCTCCAGGATATGTTAAAAAATTCGTTACTGATATTAGTGATGTTCATGAAGCAGGGGATGCATATTTAGGTAATAATGGACACTTATATGTTTGTAGATCTATAGACCCTTGAATAATTGATGATGTCGGTGATATAAGAGGTCCAAGAGGCTATACTGGTGACCGAGGACCACAAGGTATTCAAGGTGAAAGAGGTCCTGTTGGTTATGTTACAGCTTTCTTCTATAGTGCTGACGACGTTACAGAAGTAGGTCAAGCCTACTTAGATGAAGAAGGCAATATTCAAGTTTGTACTTCAATTACTCCAGAAAAAACATTTGAAATTAATGGAAATTTAAAAGGTCCTCAAGGTGAAATTGGTCCTAGAGGTGCAAAAGGTGATTTAGGATATGTTAAATCTTTTGTTCCTAATGCAGCTTCTATTACAAGTGTTGGTCAAGCTTATATAGATTCTAACAATCATTTACAAGTTTGCGTGACAATAGAGCCTACCATTACATTTGAAGACTGTGGAAGTATTCAAGGTCCACAAGGTATTCAAGGAGATACTGGTCCTCAAGGTGAACAAGGCCCACAAGGTATTCAAGGTATTCAAGGTATTCAAGGTGAGACAGGTCCACAAGGTCCAGAAGGTCCTCAAGGTCCAAAAGGTGAAGGTGTTATACCTGAAATAGCAGCTCAATATATTAGAATTACCGATTTAGACTCTGGAATTTATAATCTTACATACAATGGTGAAAAAAATATTTATTATAATGGCGCTCAAAGTGAAGATGTAATTCCAATATTAGGTGGAAATTATAATGTAATATTAAATGTTGAGAAAAGTTATGATACTACAGCTAAAAAAGATATATGGCATTGGTATTGTGTTGAAGGAGATTATGAAACTGATGGTCCAATTTTAGTTTTTGGAACTACTTCAACTACTGAAGGAAATTTTTATGATAAACAATTAAAATCATTAGTAGAGAAAACTGACTTAAGATTTCTTAACTCAAATAAGACAGAATCATTAACTCCTGCGGTAGAACTTTTATTCCGTAGAGAAGGCGACCCTAATGTTATTTATTTACATAAAATTTCAAAAACAGGTGATTATAATGATTTACTAAATAAACCTACAATACCCACAGTATCCGGAACAAATGATGGAACAAATTGGACATCTTTAACTATTAATGATGATACATATGATATTCCGCAAGGTGGTGGAGGTAGTAATCTTAATATAGCAGAAGCAGAAGGAATATTGCCTGAAAGTGATGGTAGTGGTATTGGTTTAAGTTATATAAGCGAACTAGATGGTAGTAAAATTGATATAATAGATTGCAAACTTTACAGTAGTGGAGGAGGAGCTGTCGACACTTATAGATTTTATAAAGAAAATAAAGATACTACTAAACTTTCATTTAGAAGTTATCCACAAGATCCATGGGTTACATATTATTATCGAATAACATATGATTCTACATCAGCTATTGGTAATCAATGGTATACACATAGATATAATCTTATAAGAAAATATATAGATGCAAAAACTTTTGATGGCACCTTACTTACATATCAGTATTTAGGTAAAGAAAACAATTCAAAATGCGATTTTAACTATTCACAACTTTTATATTACTTAACTTCTGAAAATGATATTATTTCAACTGTAATTCCTCCTAGTTCAACAATTTATACTACAAATTCAATTGGCACTACATTTACTCTAATAATTGCATTAAAAAACGATGGAATACCTTTCTGTGAGATTAGTTGTCATCAAGAAGCGGTTGAGTACCCATTTAACATATCTGTCAAGATAAATGGTGACGATTCTTCAGGACATGCAATTCAAGTTCAATTAAGAGATTGGGGAACAACTAAAACTTCATTAACATTAAATGAATTATTTAACATTTTAGAAATGAAAGAATATAGTCAATATATAGTTCCTGAAAGTTATGCTGAATCTTCAAGTGGTTATTTTTATCTAAATAATTTTAGTATTATTGGAAGTAATTATGAAATCTATTCAAATATGATTGCAATATATTGGGAAGATATACAAGAGTATCAATTTGCTAGATTTACTAAAGAAGTAGGTTTCTTCCAAAGTATAATTACAGAAGTATCTGAAAGTTCTGGTTCAAGCTCTGGCTCAAGTTCATAGTAATTATTATGAAATATTATGTTAGAACAACAGGAGAAAGAGTTTTAGATAACTCTTTCTCTCAAATTGAATATGAATTATGGATTGATTATGTACATAAACCTACAAAAGCATTTATTGAATTATTAGAAAAAGTGCAAAATGAAAATGTGGTTTTAATGGAAGATGATATAATTTTGTGTAAAGATTTCGATACAAGAATAAATGAAGTAATAGAAAAAAATCCAAACGAAATTATAAATTTCTTCACAAGACCAAATAAATATATAAAAGATTTCGAAGTCAATTATAAAAATTTCTGTTATAATCAATGTACATATTTTCCTTCCAATAGAACAAAAGAAATATTGAAATATGTTAAAGAACATGAAGAAGTAAAAGAGCAAAGAACACCTGAACCTTTCTTAAAAGAAGTATTCAAGGGACTTAGCCTAATAACTTATACATATAGGCCATGTTTAGTCCAACACATAGATGATGGAAGTTTAATGAATCATCATAGTGATAAAAATTCAAGACGAACACCATATTTCATTGATTATTTAGATAAATTAAATGTTAAATATGAAGACTGTGAAAATCATAATGTTTTAATTGAATTAAAATATGCATTAAGAAGCCATTTTATAAAATATAACAGATAAATAATCTATTTGCTAAATTAAAATGATTAATAAAAAAGGAGTATTGCTATGATAACTACTATACCTACTGATAGATGTCAAACTTATTATGGCACAAGCTCAGATGAAAAACCTATAAATAAATATATTGGAAATGGATCTCAATTTATAGAACAAGATACAGGTAAAATCTACTTTTTTGATGAAGAAAATTCTAAATGAGTTGAGGTCAGCAATGGAAATATCTTAGCACTAGCTATAAGGGGGTTTGTACTATAATGATTACACCTAGAAATGAAAATACATTTTTATATGCCGGTCTAAGTACTGATCAAAAACCAACTAAATATGTTGGTAATGGATCTATGTTTATAGAAATGGATACGAGTAAAACATACATATATATTGAATCTACCAAAACATGAACACTATTTGATTTAGGTAGTGGCGGTGGAGGCGGCGGCGAGTATGTTGCCGGTGAAAACATTACAATTGAAAATAATGTAATTAGTGCTGTTGATACTAAATACACAGCAGGAAATAATATTACAATTTCAGATGAAAATGTTATTTCAGCAGAAGCAAATTTAGCTGATCAATTAGTTGCTTCATTAAATGTTGGTGGAGTTGAAAAAGGTGATACATTTGCAGCTGGAACACCTATTGAAGATATTATTAAAGCAATTTTAACAGAAATTAGTCCAGTTGAAGGAACAATTTATTATGGTGCTTTAGATACTGAATCTCCAAGTGTTCAAGATTTAAATTCAACATCAATTCCTGCTGAAATTAAAGTAGAAGGTATAACACTTGATTTACGTACTACAGGAAAGCAATTTCAATGTATTGTTTATCCAAAAGAATTAGGATTATTAGTAAGAATAATACAAAATGGATTAAGTGAGTTTAATGTCTTAGATAGTTTTAATAGAACAGAAATAACAGTTGATTCAAAAGACTATTACTGTTATTGTACTTATCAAGACGCATTAGAACCTGACCAAGCTGATTATTCATTCTATTGGAATTAATCTTATAAAAATAAAAATTTTTAAAGGAGGTTTGAATAAGAGTGGGATATCAAAGATTTAGAAATGGTTTTGAAGTAAGTACTAATTCTGCTATAGATAAAAGATTATATTTAACAAAGCTAGAAATGAAAACTGCTCATGAATCATTTAATATGCCAGGCAAATACATAAATATATGTCCAGATGATGGAAAGCTTTATATCTACTCAGAAGCTAATGAAATTGATGAAGACTTAGGAAAATTTAGATTATTAGAAAGTAGTTTTGATTTTACTGATGAAGAAGCAAATAAAGCATTAGCTGAGGGTATAAATGCAGCATTAGATGACAATATTGATGGTATAGTCCAAACCATTCAGGATAATTTAAATAATGTGAATGGAGGCGACATAGAATAATGGCAAATATCACAATACAATTTAAGAGAGGAACTAAAGAAAAATTAGAGCAAAGATTAGTTCCTGGAGATTTAGGTGTTCCTGCAAAAGGTGAACCTATATGAGAAACAGATACCAATAAATTAAAAATTGGTGATGGTATTACATCTTATATAAATCTAGATTATTTTGGTGGAGATGTAGATGATCATTTAGTTTTAGAAGGTTATTATAGTTTGGAAGATGATAAATTTTATGATAAACCTTTAGATGATCCAGATAAACAAAGATTACCAGAATGAAGTTCTAAATTATATAAAGATTTAGATACTGGAAATAGTTATTATTACAAATCACTTACTGTAGGTAAACATTTCAAAGTACTAAATATAAATGTAAACCTATATAATAGCTCAGGTCAAAATGTAGACGGTGCAATGACACAAAAAGCTGTAACTGATGCTATTAATAATATTAATTTTGGTGTTGATACTTCAGATACTGAGTGTTTAACACTTAACAAACCTTGGTAGTAATTTCTTAATAATTATTAAGAATTTATTATAAAAAACATAAAACCATAAAAATATTAAAATAAAGGAGAGAAAAAAGAAGATTATGGCTTATACTTACACAAGTACTCCAGTTTTAAGTAAGATTAAAATTGGTAATGATTATTATTATTTAAAGGATGCAGATGTTAGAGCAATTATAGATGGCTTTAACAATGACATCGTTACAGGGCAATTAGGTTTAGTAACTGAAGAAAACAAATTAGTTTATTCACAAAATATTAAATCTTATGTAGATGCAGAAGTTGCAAAGGTTAAACAATTCTCTTATGAAGTTGTTAGTACATTACCTACACCAAGTGCAGATACAATGTTCATTATTTACCTTGTACCAAAGGGAGCTGGTAAAACAGGTTATTTAGAATATTTATGCATTGATAAAGGTGCAGATGTTTCACCTAGATATGTATTCGAAGAAATTGGTGATACAGATGTAGATTTAAGTAGCTATGTTACAAATGTTTCTTATTCTAATGGAACATTATCTCAAACTAAGGGTGATGGACAAACTACAACAGTTCATGAATTTGGTCCATTTGTTGATGCTAGTCAAGCTTCTGGTACAGTTGAAGGTCAAACAATTTCTGGTGTTAAGGCAACTGGTGATGTTTCTGGTTCAGCAGCAATTACAACAACTCCTACAGCTGCAACACTAACAAAAGGTGCTTATACACCAGAAGGTTCAGTTACTATTAATGGTACAAGTGGTACAGTTAAAGTATTAAATGTAGATGGAAGTGTTACAGCAGGTGCAGCAGCAACATTCACAGAAGGTTCATTCACTCCAAATGTTCCTACAGCTTTAGATTTAAGTAAATTTAATGGTGGTTCTAAAGCAGCAGATACATTTACTCAAGGTACATTACCAAGTAAAGCAGAAGATACATTTACAGCAGCAACATTAAGTGCTCCAACAAAATCAACATTTGCAACTGAAGGTATTGTAGCAACAGTTGGTGAATCTGGTACGGCTGATGAAGAAACATTAATTTTCAGAACAGCAACACCTGGAACTGCAGTTACAGAGCAAGGTGAATTTAATGGTGGTTCATTTGTTGAAGGTGCATTCACAGCAGGTACATTACCTACATTTATAGAAGGTGCATTTACACCAGCTTCTTTAGCAGAAGGATTCTATACTCCAGGTTCTGCAGCTTCTAAAGCAAGTGACACATTTGATGGTGGTTCTGCAACACAAGTTACATTACCTACATTCAAGGATGCAACAGTATTAACTGATGCTTCAGCTACATTCACAGGTACAACAGCAGAATCTATTATTGTTACAGATGTATCTTATGATAAAGTTGATGCTTCAGCAACAGTTACAGCATCTAATGTTGAATTAAATGTTGGTGATATTACAGTAGCATCTAAGAGTGTTACAGTTACACCAGATGCTAAATAATTAAATTATTATAAAATAATAATTTAAAATATTGTATATTAAATAAATATATAACAAAATGAATGGGGAGGGAAATTATCCCTTCCCATTTTTAAATTTATAAAGGAGGTAATCAACCTTTTATGGCAGATATTTCAAAAATAAAATTACCTGGTAATGACACAGTATATAATATTAAAGATGAAGTTGCAAGACAAGGTAATACAAATCAAAAAGTTAAAACTTCTACAGTAACTTTTGGTAATAATGATGAAATTCAAATTACTGCAGGTTCTAATATAACTGTTACTGGTGATTCAAGTGCAAAAACAATTACAATAGCAGCAAGTCAACCTACAGTTAATAATGGTAAATTAACTATTCAAAAGAATGGGGAACAAGTACAAACATTTACTGCTAACCAAAGTGGAAATGTAACAGCTAATATTGAAGTTCCAACAAAAACAAGTGATTTAGAAAATGACAGTGACTTTGTAGTAGATGCAAGTTACGTTCATACAGATAATAATTTTACAACAACTTATAAAGAGGCAGTTGATGCAAATAGCCAAAAAGTAAGTAATGTTCAAGCAGATTGAAATGCAACAACAGGATTATCAGTAATTAAAAATAAACCTACTTTAGGTACAGCTGCTTCTAAAAATACTGGTACTGGCTCAGGTAATGTTCCAGTTTTAGGCAGTGATGGTAAATTAGCTTCCTCTGTTTTACCTGCAATAGCAGTAACAGATACATTTGTTGTTAATAGCCAATCAGCAATGTTAGCATTAACTGCTCAAGTTGGTGATGTTGCAGTAAGAACTGATCAAAATAAATCTTATATTTTAAAAACTGCAGGTGCTTCAACATTAGCTAACTGGCAAGAATTATTAACGCCAACAGATGCAGTAATAAGTGTTAATAGTAAAACTGGCGCAGTTCAATTAGGCGCTTCAGATGTTGGCGCACTACCTGATACTACAACATATTTAGCATCAGCTTCTAAGAGTGGTAATACATTAACAATTACTCCAAGTTCTGGAACTGCTTTAACATATACTCCAACATTTACAGATACAAACCAAAAGATAAAAGCCGGAACTGTAACTTTTGGAAACAATGATGAAGTTAATATTGTAGCAGGTAGTAATGTTACTGTTACAGGTGATGCTACAAATAAGAAAATCACTATTGCAGCTTCTTATACAGATACAAACTATTATCAAACACCTGATTTTAGTACAGGTTTAAAGATTGCAACAGGTACTGGTGTTAGTGATTTATATGTTCCAACAGGAAATACAAGTTCTACAGTATGTATAGGTAATGATTCTAGATTATCAGATTCAAGAACTCCAAAATCACATACTCATGGAAATATTACAAATACAGGTACTATTACATCAGCAGCTGTAGCAACTGCAACAGGTGTATTGGTATATGATAGCTCTAATAAAATTCAAAGAGCAACAGCTGCAGATACTAGAGCAATTATAGGTGCTGGTACATCTAATTTCTCAGGTTCTTATAATGATTTAACTGATAAGCCAACAATACCTACAGATACAGGTGCAACTAGTATTGAAACAACTGGTACTGGTAATGCAGTTACAGCAGCTTCTTATAGTGCTACAACAAGAAAAATTACTTTAACAAAAGGTACTACTTTCTTAACTGCTCACCAAACAATACCTGTTACAGATGTTCAAGTAGATGGTAGCTCAGTATTAGATGGAACAGTTGCTAAAATAACAATGCCAACTGAGCTTAAAAACCCTAATAAATTAAATATTAAAGTTAATAGTGAAACTTCTAACTTTATAGAATATGATGGTTCTGCAGTTAAAACAGTAACAGTAAAACCATCAAGCACTAATGGTGCATTTATTATTAATGATGGCACAACTGATAAGACAATTCAATTAGCAGGTACATTTACAGATACTAAAAATACATCAGGTACAACAAATAAAACTGGTACTAAAATGTTTATTGTAGGTGCAACAAGCCAAGCTGCTAATCCACAAACATATTCAAATTCAAATGTTTATATTGGTACAGATAACTGCTTATATAGTAATGGTGCTAAAGTATTAACTAGTGATAGTAATGATAACCAAACTGTAAAAGTTGGAACTACTGAGTTTGGGGCAAATGATGTAGTTAGTTTTGTAGCTGGAACTAATGTTACAGTTGTTGGTGATAGTAGTGCTAAAACAATTACTATTAATGCTACTCAACCTGATGTAAGTAATTTCATTGAGAAATCATCTACAAGTGGTTTAGTAAAGAATGATGGTACAATAGATACTACATCTTATAGAAGTAATACTATTTCAACAAATAGTGGTAAACGCTATTTACTAGGTAGTTCATCTACAACTAATATGTCTACTACTAATACTAATAGTAGTTGTTATATGCAAAGTGGCATTTTATATAGTAATGGAACTGAAGTTGTTACAAGTTCATTCTCAAAAGCAGTAACATTATCTGGCTCAACTACTTTAAGTGATACAACATTTAATGGAAATTTAACTTTTGGTGCTTCTTGTAATGTATCAACAGAGACTTGGACATTTACATTGTCAGATGGAACATCAACTACAAAAACAATTTTACTCTTTGATACATCAAGCAATTAATAAAAGGAGGAATTAAATATGAGTTTTGATTTCTCTAGTGTTAAAGGAATAAAAATACCAGTAGATGGTGTTTTAAAGGATGTGAAACAAATTCAAGATAGTAATGGAACTGTTATTTGAAAAGGAAGTTGGACATATACTATTAATATAGGTGATTATGTTTCAACAGTAAGATATAAAATAGGCAGTGAAAATTGGACAACAATTTCTGCTAACACAACTTTAGAAATTGATAGTGGCTTGACTTTATATATTCAAGCCCTATCTTATGAGACAGATACTGCAGAATGAGATTATACTTTATATAATGGAGATATATCAAGAACAGAAGCAAATGATGGTGGTTCTGCAACAGTATATCAAACAAGACAAAAACAAACATATGAAGTTACAATCAATGGAACACATTGCTCTGCAGACAAGTCAAGTGGTACTTATGAATACGGAACAGTTATTACTTGGACTGGTGAAAGTGGAACAGACTATAAATATGGTTTCATTTCTAATCCTACTTGATCAGACAGTTATGCAACAACTACCGCAATAATAACTGGTACTGGAACATATAGTGAAACTGCTTCTTACCTATATTATAATGTAACAATCACATTAAACGAAGGAACTGCTTCTTCAAATTATAGTTCTGGCTATTTATTAAATAATACTGGAGTTACCTTTACTGCTAATGATAATACTGATGATACTAGATATTCATATTCAGTTACAACATCTACAACACATACTTCAGCTACTACTAATGTATCAAGTGCAGGACAAGATATTCAAAGTGGAACTGTTTTTACTTGGTATCACATTACAGCTGAATATAATGAAGGAACTAAAGTAAAATTAGGTAAAGGTTGGTATCGTTCAGGTAGAGAAATTATGACTATATGAGAAGTTACAGATGCTAATTTATACACATTTGATTCAAATCAAACTACAAGTGTAACTACTGCTTCTACTTCTTATGTGGTAGACGGACCTAAAATAATACCAGCACAACCAGTTTATCAAAGACTATTTGTTGCAACTTTAAACTCAACATATGGTCATTGGGAAAATTCTGGTGGTATAACTATAAGTAGTGCTACAGCTCCTTATAATACTTCTTGTTCGACAAATAGTAATATATTAACTATTGGTTCGAATGCTTATACTTTTGTAATTAATCAAGACGACGACCAGTATAGTTATAGTTTTGGTTCAATAAACAATGTACCAAATACTATAACAAGTGCTGTTACTATCACAGGAGTTGCTATTGCAACTCCTAGATATACAATTACAGTGCCAGCAATGGCAGGTTTAATATCTGCAAATCAAATTTTATTAAATGGTGTTGTTATGTTCTCAGGCGGTGACTCAGCAACTACATTTAAGGCTAAAGAGGGTGACACCTTAACTGTTAAAATTCGTAATGGTCACTACCAGGATAGCACTGAAGTACCACTAAGCATTTCAACCGATAGATATTCTAAGTCAGGAACTCCTGGTGGTAGCACAAATTCACAATGGTCAACAGCTTGGCTTAATCCTAATACCTGATTCACTAAAACTGGTGTTTATATAGATAATAGGGTAGGTGATAACTTATATAGACCAATAAAAATTTACAGAAATAACTCATTAGTTTATACAGTTGATGGTCCTAGCCGAGCGACATATACTCACTGGGATTTAGCAGACTGAGGAGCTTCATATAATTACTACTTAAAAGCACCTACATACTATACTAAGACTTATTATCAATATGGCGCTAATATTGGTAATGGTTGAAATTATAATACAGATGACTGTTGTAATCCATCAATAGTTGAAGTTAACAACACAATTACTTCTGATATTACAGTACAGTGAGGTAAAATATTACAATCAGGTATTTATACTGGTGGTGGCCTAGAAACAACATCATCAACTGCTTATGTTACAGCATACGGTCAGTTATCTGTATCAGCATCCGGTGATGCTTCAACATGAAATAAATCAGAGCTTCTTACTATAAGAAATACATCTGCATCAGACTCAAATCTTGCTTGGCCTCTTATACAAAGACCTAACTATAATGCTGGCCAGTGGTATAGGATAGATAAGGCTATGCATAGGATATATCCAGGTAACTATACAACAAAGTATGTTAATCGTTATGATATAAAGGCATCTGATGGCTATTGGGCTTATGTAAGATTAGCGCCTGTTATAAATTATACTTATAAACCATCAGCTGCAGCTAGTGTATTTATTGATAAAGGTAATTGGTCATAATAAATTGGTAAAAGAAAGGAACTTTTATGGAAAAAACAAATTTATTATGCTTTTGTTTACCTACCTGTAGTGTAGATGATATGTTTAACTATTTACTTCCTTCCTTAAAAAATATAGGGAAATTGAAAGAATATTGTAGTTTTAGTATTACTTTTCAATTTCCTTATTCTGAGGAAGAAATACAAGAAGTATTAAATGAATTTAATAATTTAAATTTAGAATATAAATATGAATTTAAAGAATATAAGTTTAATAAAGGTGAAACACCTTTAATTCAAATGAGAAATGATTGTGCTTTAAGATATCCAGAAGCATTATTTTATGCTTTATTAGATGATGATATGGAATTTTTAGAAGGTATTGATAAACAATATTTAAATTTAATTGAGTTAATGCTTGAAAATAGAAATTTATCAGTTGCAAATCTATTTCCTTATGATGATAACCAGCCAGATATAGATTCTGGAATAACTTATAATGATTTTGAAAATGCTAAGTATTTTACTTCATCTGGAATTATCTATAGAGGTGGAATCTATTATGGATTTAAAGGTTTACTTCCTGAAGATATGTTAGGTTACGTCGGTGGTAGACAAGATGTTTTAACTGCAATTTGAAGAATATTACAAGGTGATTCATCAATTAAACTAGATAATGGTCATTGTAGACATTATGAAAATAGGGTAACACCTGGACATACTGAATATAACTGGTTAAAATCTAATTTTGAAATTCCAACTTGTACATCTTGGCTAGAATCTCAAGGTTATATAGCTCATATATTACATTTCTTTAAAAAAGAAAATCAATTTTATAATAATTTCTCAAAAAGAAAATGTGAGGAATTATATGAAAAAGGTTGTAATTCTTCTCAAACAGATTATATAGAAAGATTAAGATATAACTTATATGATTTAGATAAAGTTATTCCTTTAATAAATTCTTATTTAGAGAAGGAGGAAGTAGCTTGTTAGATAATATTATAGAGATAAATAATCAAAAGTATAGAATAAATCGTTTTTATAAAGACAATGATTTATGTTTTGATTTTGCAGAGTGTTATAAATTAATTAATGAAAATCTTGAAATTAGAATTGGAATTGCCTTTTATGATAATATATTTAAAATTGTTAGATGTAAAATAGATTATTATGAACTACTTAATAATTATTATATAGATATTGATAAGGAAAAAGAAGACTTTACAAAAGTATTAAATATAGTAAAAAAAGAAATGTTAGAATATAATAATAAAGAAGAATAGAAGCAAAATCTATTCTTTTTATTTTCCTAAAAATTGTATATTATATATAGTACTGCGAGGTGGTTTTATGGCTAAAAGTTATATTTACTTAGATATAAATACTGAAGAAGGTAAATTTAAAAACTTAAAAACAAATGAAATTTTAAGTGATCATTTAGCATTAAAATATTATGAAGAGCCAGATAATTTAATTATTGAAGATATAAATGATTATATTGTAGTAAATGGTGAAAAAACATTAAAGGTAACTGATGCTATAAAATGGAATGAAAGACCTTATTTTGCTTTTATAAAAACTAATGAAAATAAAGTTATTAGAATAGATAGATTTTCATTAGTTGGTTCTGATGATTTTTTCTCAGTGATAATTAATAAAGAATTAGCAGAGTTATTAAATAGTAATTTAGATAAAATTTATGTTAGAAGAGATCTAGAATTTATTTCATTATTTGTAGAAGGCAATAATTTTCCAGATGATAGATTTATATTTTATATTGATTCTAATGATAAAGAAGTTAAAAGTAAGATTAATGAAATTCGTTTAAAAACTTTAAGAAATAATATAAATAATGTAAAAGAATTTAATATATCTAATGGTATAATGTTTTCAGCTAATAATGATTTGATTCAAGTATTATATACTGAAAAAGATAAATATTATATAAATAATCCATATATTCAAATGGGTATTGTAGTTTTAGATAATAATGGAGCTGAAATACAATTAAGATATTATGAATATTTAAGATTAAAAAAAGAATTAGAGCAAATGGAATTATATAATAATATTTATGCAAAGTGTTTATATAATTATTTAGAAAAAAATGTAGATAATATTGATTTAGATAAAGATTATATTTACTATGGATATATGAATGATGAAATTTTAGAAAAGGTAAAAGAGGAGATGAGTAATTATGAAATATTTAAATAATGAAAATGAACAATATGTTTTATCTTTTTTAAATGAGAAGTCAAATATATTAAATACTGTTTTTGATTATAAAACAAAGATATCTGTTAATGAAAATATAGCTATTATAACTAATTTAAAGCCTGATACGCTATTTATTAAGCAGTTAGTATATAATAATATCCATTATTATTTAATTAGCAATATAGAGGAAATTTCAAGGTGTTTAAAAGAGATTAAAGAAAATTATATTTTAACTGTTTTTAATACTGATGCCTTAATAGTAAAAGATCTAGATGTTGATTTTATTACAAAGTTTGATAAATTAAATATTAATTATTTATTTGCAAGTACTGAGGCTTGTTATCCACTTCCAATAGAATTAAATAATATAAGAATTTCTTTAACTCCATCTATGAATAAATATACTAATTGTTATTTATGTCTTGGTTATAAAGAATTTATAGCAGGTATTTATAAATCAATTATGGATAATAACTTACATTTTGGAAATAAATTTATGGATTATCATAAGAATCTTATTTATGGCAGTTTTAAAAATTATACTATAGATTTTTATAATATGTTTTTTACAACAATTATTCCACAGGTAAATAAAATTAAACAAAAAGATAATATTAGATATATCATTAGAAGTAATGATTTTAATATTCCTAATTTAATTATTTAGGAGGTAAGTATAGTGTTTGAAGGTTATCCAATTATAACAAATTTTAATTTTAATAATATCAAAGATTTTGAAGGTCCGGACTTAACATATACTGGTTTTAGAAAGTATGGATTTAAAAGAGAAAATGATTATATTAAATTCTACACTAATTTTATAGCTTGCCCTTGTATTTACTATATTCAAAAAAATGATAAGTTTGCATTTAGTTTTGATTATAGATTAGTAGTTAATTTTTGTAAAGAAAATAATATTGAATTAACAGATAATTATGAAAATTTAAATCAAATAAATGATAATTTAAAAGAGCATATTAAATGCAGTATTAAAGATACTTATAAATATAATTTGAATTATATTGAAGGTTGGAAAGAAGTAAAATTATTTGATAATGGACAATTAGAAATTGAAAAATATAAGTTAGATCTATTTACTTTTGATATAAAAGACAATTATTATAAGCTAAAATATTTACTACTAAAATATAAAAAAGCAATCAAGAACTTAGTTGACAAGAAACTATTTATTCCAACTATTACAGCAGGATTAGACACAAGAGGATTAAGTGGTTTATGGAAAGATTATGTTAATGATTTACCTGGTTATTTTTTAAAAGCAATTAAAAATGATAATAAAAATCATGTAGAACAAGGTCAAGCTGAAATTAAAATAGCAGATCAAGTTGCAAAAGTATTAAATTTACCAGCTAATAGATTTGAAGTAATAGATGATGAGATTTGCACATTAACAGGAATTTTAAATGAGAATTCTATTGCTTATCAAAATCCAAATGATCCTGATTATGTGTATAAATTTATTCAACATAGCTGGGGTAAAAATTATTATCCAAATAAACTTGTGCCATTTATTGATGATGATTATTTAATATTTAAGCAAGAAGGCGAATTATTTAGAACTTTACTTGTTTGTTTATTAGCTAAGGATTTAATTCATTTACCATTCTTAAGTGGTTCAACAATGTTCTTAATTTATCCTAATGGAAGACAAATGTGGCCTGAGGCAGATTTCTGGCTTAATAAGGTTGCAGAAATATTTGAATTTTGGGGTCAAGATAAGGTAGATAATATTTTAAAGGAGAATTAATCTTTATGAAATATAATATAAGGTTGGATATTTGCACACTATGTAATTTAAATTGTCCTGCTTGTAGTATGAGAAAAACTAGTAATCCGCCAAATGGCTTAGGTTATTTAAAATTTGAAGATTTTAAAAAATTTATTGATCGAGATGGAGATAAAATTAAATATATTGAGATTTCTAATTTTGGTGAGCCTTTTTTAAATCCAGATGCTATTAAAATACTAGAATATGCGCATAGTCATAATATTGAGCTTGATTGTGGAAATGGAACAAATTTAAATATTAATAATGATAATATTTTAAAAGCTATTGTAGATAATCAAGTTAGAACATTAACTGTTTCTTGTGATGGTGTTACTCAAGAAGCCTATGAAAAATACAGAGTTAATGGTAGGGTAGAATTAGTTTTTAATAATATTAAAAAATTAGTTGCTTATAAAAAAGAAAAGAATTCAAAATATCCTATTATTAATTGGCAGTATATATTAAGAGAATCTACTGAAGATGAAGTTGAAATGGCTTTTGCTAAAGCGAAAGAATTAGAAGTAGATAATTTATTTTTTAAATTAACTTGGGAAAAAAGTTATGTTCCAAAAGATCCTGAAAGATTAAAAGATTTAACTGGACTTCAGGCTCTTACAAGAAATGAATTTAAAGAAAAAACAGGTAAACTATATAAGATGGAAAGATGCAAACAATTATTTGACTGCCCGACAATAAATTGGAATGGTGAATTGTTAGGCTGTTGCTCCAACAAGCACACATTTGGAGTTAATGTTTTTGAAGTTGGTTTAGAAAATGCTTTAAATTTTTCAACATTTATGGATTCAAAAAATTGAGTTTTAAATATGTCTACTGATTTAGATAATAATAATCCTTGTGCAAATTGTAAGCAGTATAAAAAAATAAAAGATTTTTTACAACCTAACACTATTATCAAAAAATAAGGAGTAAAATATGCAAATTGATTATGATAAACTTAATAAAGTTAATAATCAAAGCAATAGAAAAATAAGATTCATTACCATATTTTCATTAGATCTAGAAGATCATTTTTCACAACCTTTACATCAAATGTGTCTTGATAGTTGATATGAATGAAAAAATAATAATAAACAAATAAAAAATATTATTATTTTTAATGAAGATAGTCAAGAATATAAAGATTTTTTAACTATATTTTTAAGTAACCCTTATAATAGAACTAACACAATACCGCGTAGATTGGCAAATGGGTTTAGAATGTACATTTTATCTAAATATAAAAATTATCTATGATTAGATAGTGATATGTATATAAACGACGTTAATTTTGAATGAAAAGCTGACATGTTATTTAGTGGTATATCTTGAAATATAGCTTTTAATGGTGATCAATTAGACTTTTTCAAGGATATTTTTAATTTATTTTTAACTGAAAATTTAGGAACTTTAATTGATTGAGAAATTAGTTTAAAATACAATTTACCATTTATATCATTTAATAAATTATTACACAATAATTGTTTTACTCATCTTTCCAAGTTTGATTTAGGACGTAGATGTTTTAGTATAAGTTATAATGAAAATAATTCTAAAGAGATTATAAAATGTTATAATAATATAAAAAAAGCAGAAAATGAATACTATGAACATTTTAATTCTGATAAATCATGATACTTTAAATTTATTTATTATAAAATGCGTAACTTAATTAAACATATAAGTTTTATAACATCGGTTGTCCTAGAAAATTATGATAATTTTTATTTACGTTATATGCCAGATGACTTAAAAAACAAACTAAGGTTATTACAAATAAAATATCCTGATAAATACCAATATAAATTAGAATATTTAAATTCAGAATTATCCTGAATAAATAGAAACATTAATACTATTAATTTTTTAGGTAATATGCTAGATAATAGGCAAGATATGTCTGATGATAGTATTATTTATAATTTTTTAAAATACATTAATTCACCATTAGCAAATCTCTTAGAAAATAAATATATTACAATTTCTGAAACAAAATATATTTTAAATGTGGGAGAGCTTACAGGTGAAGAATTAATAACAAAACTTACTATATTTTTTATAGATAATTAAAAAGAAAGGAGATTTAAACATGAAATTAACATACATATTGCCTACATGTGAACCTGATTCAATGTTTAAATTCCTTTTACCGACTATTTACTTACTAAAACCAATAAAACACTTATTAGAATTTAATATATGTTTTCAACCGCCCTATACTAAAAATGATATTAAAAAAGTATTAGATGAATTTAAAAAATGTCACATAAAAGTTAATTATATGTTTAAAGATTATAAAGTTGTAAAACCTTATACTCCTTTAATTAAAATGAGAAATGATTGTGCTATGATGAGCCCTAATTCAGATATATATGGATTAATTGATGATGATATGTCTTTTGAAGACAAATCTATTTGTGGTTATATAAGAGATATGATTAATAGATTTGAAACTGAGTCTAGCTTAGCAGCTATATCTTTTTATAATCAACCTGAAATGAATTATAGAGAAAATTTTTATTCAACTAATGCAGGTTTATTTTATAGGGGCGGTAAATACTATGGTTTTAAAGGCTTACTGCCAAAATATATAACTGAATTTAATAAAAAAGTTAATTTAAAAGTTCCTTATAATAATGAAAACTTATTACGGTTGTTTGGCGGGCATCAAGATAAATTTTGTGCTATGACCAGACTTGCAACAGGTGATTATGGAGATTGTATAATTAATGTACCAGTAAATCACTTAGAAAATAGAATTGCTCGTGGCGATAAAGCACATGGCTGAAAAGATGCTGAAATTTTAGAAGGATCAATAGCAAGCTTTATTGTAAAATATTTTAATAGTAGATTTATGGAAACACATGCTTTAACTTTATTTGATAAAGAAGAAGATGAATTAATTTATCCTTATAAATATGAAAATCATATTTTAAAAGAAGAGTATGATTTATATGATGATAGGGGTATTATTAAAGATTGGTTTAGCTCATTTAATATTAATTGAAAAGATAAAAGATTTATTAATAAATATAATTATTTAGAAAATATTGGTTTATTAGTTGAGCTACCAAAAGATCTTCAAGAGTTATTAGCTAATAAAGTAAATGAAATTTATAGTAAAGAGTAGGAGTTATTATGATTGTAAATAGAGAGTATGATATATTTCTAATAACTAAAGATAACTGAAGAGAGCAAGAAAATTTATTTTTTGGATATAAGACAGTTGATAATGAAGGTATGTGATTAGATGTTAAAAATATAAAAAATAAATTAATTATTACTGGAAGTTATATTCAACCTGCTATTGCTATCTATAATCAAAATAATTTCTGAGCAATTTCAAATAGTTGTAAGGTATTGGTAGATTATTTAACTGAAAATAATTACACTTTAACTAATAATGATGAATATATAGAACAAGATTTAGGCTTAGATGGATATGCTTTTAATTATCCTGAAATAAGTACTAAATGAAAAGAAATAAATTTAAATCCTAATTTTTCTCATATAGAAATCAGTAATGATAGTTTATATGTAATAGAAGAAAAAGATAAAGAAAATTTATTGTTTAGCAAAGATTTAAAAGATGGCAAAGAAATAATAGATGAATGATTTAAAAAGTATTATTTTTATATATTTAAGGAATCAAGTAAAGATAATACTTATATAACTGCCTCAGTTTCTGGAGGCTTAGATAGTAGATTCTTAATTAATTTTTGAAAGAATGCTAAGATAAATAAAATTGTTTCTAAATGAGCTAAAAATGATACTGAGACAGGAAATCGAAGATATATTGACGGTCTAATTGCTAGGCTAGTAATATCAACTTATACTTCACATAAAAGTAAAATAAATGCTAAACTTAGAACTGTTAATTTAGGAAAAACTACTATTCCAGAAATAGAGGATGAATTATTTTGGTATGGTATTGCTTATAAACCTAATGAACAAATAACCATCAAGAAGGTAGATAAAAATTCAAATATAAAAACAACAATTTTGAGCCTTTCGGGTGTTGGCACTGAATGATTAAAAGCTGGTGCGGGTTGTAAAGATCCTAATTTTATTCTAGGTACAGCTAGAAGATTTTTTATTTCAAAATTTATTAAGGGATATTATTTAGGTAAATTGGCAACAATATTGCCTTACTTGGATTCAAGTTTATTACAACTAAGAGGTGTTGAAGATAATAGTTTTCTTTACTTATTATATTTGTTATATAGCCCAGAAATGTTAGAAATTCCATTCTATAATAATACTCAAATATATGTGCCAATAGAAGCAGAATTGGAAAAAGCAAGGCTAATTTTAAGGGAGTGGAATAATGAAGGTATATAATGATATATTTTTTGTAATAGATACTAATAATTATAATGAAAATAAAAAAGATCTATTCTTTGGATATAAAACAGTAGAAAATGAAGGATTTTGATTGGCTGTAAAACATAGGCTAAGCAAAATTCATATTTATACTAGTTATATTTCACCAGTTATAATAATATATAAGAAAGATGATTATTGGGCTATAAGTAATAGTTGTTATTATTTAAATGAATTTTTAAAAGAAAAAGGAATTATTTTAGAAATTAATGAAAAATTTTTAGATTTAGAATCTAAGAAAAAAACTTCATTCAGCTATGAATACTATAATGACATTTTATTATATAAAGATTTATTTATAAATAATAATGATGAAGAGATTGATATTATAAATGGTAAATTAACTTTAACAAAAAAAGATTTTAAATTATTTGAAAAAGATATTAATTTAAACTTAGATATATTAAATAAGTGGTATGAAAAATATTACAATTATTTATTAAATAAAGATAATGTTACTTTATCATTATCTGGCGGTTTAGGCAGTAGATTTTTATGGTATAATTTTTTAAGACAAAATAATAGCTGCAAATTATATTGCTATAATAATAAATCAAATGTAACAGATTATTTAGACGGAAAATTAGCTAAGGAATTGATTAAGAAATATACTGATAAAAATTTACTAACTGTAGATAAAGAGCCTAACAGAAATGTAAAAACATTAGATTGTATAAATAACTTAGATATGAAAGAATTGAATCAATTTATTCTTGGTATCTCTTATAATCCAATGCTTTTAGTTAAGACTGAATGACTAAGAGTTGTAGGTACAGGTTCAAATATATTTAGGTATGAATTTCAAGACTTAAATTTTTTAAATGGAAATATCAGAAGAAACTGAGTAGCTTCATTTATTGCAAAACATTATTTAATTAATTGTGATCATATTACTCCATATATGGATTCTCTGCTATTACAATTAGATACAAAAGAACCTGACTATTTACATGTTATTTTATATTCATTATTTGCTAAAAGCTTATTAACTGATAATATACCATTTATTACTAAAAACAAAGTAGGTGAATATAAATTTCAAGAGTTTAGAAAAGAATTATTTGAAAGATTTTCAAAAATAACTAATTTTTAAGAGGTAATTTATGGCAATAGAATTTTATAAAATGAATAACATACTTTCAATTGAGCCTACTAAAGATTATTTTATGATATGCTGACATATGACAGGCTGATGTAACTATCATTGCCATTATTGCATTGCAGAGCATTTGAGAACTAAGTGAATTGATGAAAATGTTATAATAAAAAGAGCAATTAATTTAAATAATTTTATAAATAAAAATATTGATAAAAATAGAAAAATTGTTTATAAGCTATCTGGGGGGGAAGTTACATATTATAACCTTCCTAAAATATTAGATAATATTCAAAGATTAGATAAAGTTATTGTTGCAACCAACTTATCTCAAAAGCTAGATTATTATTATGAGTTAGAAGATTATTGTTTTAAAAGAAATATTCAATTAGTTTTATTATGTAGTTGGCATGATGAAAATAAAAATTTTGAAAATAAATTTATTGAATTAACAAATTGATGTCGAAGTAAGCCAAAGCAAAAATTTAATTATAAAGATCCGCAAGCCACAATTGTTGTTACAAAAAATTTTGATAAGACTAAGCTAAATAAGTTATTAGATAATAATTTATGAAGGATAAGGCTAACTAGAGAACGTGATGCAAATCAAAAAAATGTTAGCTTAAGTAATGAAATGCTAGACTATGTATATGAGTATAATAGATTGTATGATAGTAAAGCTATAACAAATGAAAAAAGCTTTTGTTACAAAGTTACTTATTCAAATGGAGAGCAAAAGTTTGCTTGCGCCTCCAATTTAACAAATTTTTTAGATTCCTCTGGTTTTATTCCAGATGGGTACTATTGCACGGCAGGTATTGACTCTATTGCAGTTCTTCCAAATGGAAATATTTCATTAGCAAGATGTGATTATTTAATTAATAATATCTTAGGGTCTATTGATAACTATGAAAATATTCAACTCCCAAAAGATGGCATAATATGTCACCTAAATGGTAACAGTTCTGAAAAAAATAAAAGATGTGATTTATGTGCAGGTACTAGACTATTCAAAAATAGGAGTTAAACTTTTATGAGACTATATAAGAATAATGACATATTAGAAATAACTAATAAGACTAATTTTTTTAATATAACTTGGTATATAACAGGGTGGTGTAATTATCACTGTCCTTATTGTATAAATAGTAATATGAAATGTAGTTGAATAAGTGAAGAAATTATTCTTAATAGAGCCGAGAAATTAAATAACTTAATTAACGCCTTAAATATAGATAAACCAATATCTTTAAAATTACTTGGGGGTGAGGTAACCTACTATGATTTAATTGCAGTCTTAGATAAGATTAAAAAGCTTGCAAAAATTATATTAATAACTAATTTATCTCAGCCAATTAGTTACTTTATTAATCTTGCTAGATACTTAGACTCAAGAGAAATAAAATTTATTTTAATTTGTAGTAAACATGAAGAAAATAATGAGTTTGATTCTAAATTTATAGCTTTAAATGATGAGCTAAAAAAGTTAAGAAAAGAAACAAACAGGAAATTTGCTTATTTTGAACCTCAGCTAAATATAGTGGTTGATAATAATTTTAATTGGAAGAGTCTCAGACTTTTTGAAGATGCTGGAATTAAAAAGATAAATCCTACTGTTATGAGAGATTTAAATGAAAAAAATTTAGATGTAACTATGGATACTTTACAGCATATAGACTATTATAAGCAAATACAGCTTGATTATTTTAAGCATAGTAAAGATACTAGTAAAGGTAATAAAGAGATAAATTATTCCTTTGATGTTAAGTTTAATACTAATACAGAAGAATTTACTTCATTACTTAATTTAACTAATTTTATTGATGCTAATGGATTTATTGGTACTGGCTATAATTGCTCATGTGGTATTAATACTCTTGCCATTTTACCAAATGGTAATATAGTAAAATCTAACTGTTTATATTTAGCTGATAAACCACTTGGAAATATCGATGATAATATTGACATAAAGCTAGATAATGAATTAGTTAAATGTAAACTTAAGCCAGAGCAGCGCTGTATCCTAGTAAGTGGAGCAAATATCTGTAAATAGCTATGAAAGGATTTTGATATGAAGATATTATGTTATAATATATCGCATGAATCAGCTTGAATGTATCATGATACAGAAACAAAAGAATTATATTTTTTTAGTGCTGAACGTGAATATAATACAAAAGATGCAACTATAAGAGAAACAGACCCAATTAAAATCGCAGAAATGAAATTTGGTTTTGATAAGAAAAATCCAGAGCACATTTTAGTTGGTTGAGTTAATTATTGAGGAACTTTCGTCGATAAAGAAAAGGCAAATATTCCTGAAACAAAATTATATAAAAAAATCAAAGATAATGTATTTGTTATAGATCATCATTTTGCGCATATCTTATCAAGCGTTGCTTTTAATAACTCTTTAAATCAAGGTATTGCAATAGACGGTCAAGGTGATCATAAACATACTGGGTTAGTTGTCAAGAATATTCACGATTTAAACAATTTACAATTTAATTATCTTCCTAATGACCCTCCAATAGGAAAATTATTTAATATATTCTCAGCTGATTTAATTAAAAGTAAATATATGACTACAACTGATGAATTAACTGATCGACATCGAGCTGTTGGAAAAATTATGGGATTACAAGCTTATGGAAAAATAAATCAAAGTATTTATAATAAATTAGAAAGTTTTGAATTTAGTCTAAATAATTTAAATCAATTTAAAAATTATTTTAGTGAGATATTTTCTAATATAAATGTTTATGATGAAAATCAAAATTTTGATGCTGTAACTACCTTATATCAATTTTTAACAAATAAAATTGTTGAAATTTTTAATAATAATTTTAAAGCTGGTGATAATATTGCTTATTCTGGTGGTTGTGCATTAAGTACAGTGGCTAATGATAAACTAATAAAAAATGGATATAATCTAACTATATGTCCTGCAGCTGGAGATATGGGATTATGTATTGGTATGTTAAAATTTATAGATTTATATTATAATTTAAATATAGATTTTTCAAATTTAAAATATGCATATTATAATGATGAACCAAATATTATAATACCAGAAAAAAATATTAAATTTGCAGCTAAATTATTACAACAGAATGAGATAATAGCATTTGTTAATGGGGCTGCTGAAGTAGGTCCTAGAGCATTAGGTCATAGATCTATATTAATGAATCCTTCTATTGAAAATGGCAAAGATTTTATTAATGAAAGAGTTAAACATAGAGAATGATGAAGACCATTCGGTGGATCAACAATTGATACTAAAATTATTAAGAATTACATTCCATCGAATTTAGATTTCTTTATGTTAAGAAATTATGAGATAAAGGACGAATGACAAACTAAATTAAAGAGCATTTGTCACAAAGATAATTCATGTAGATTACAGATAATTGAAGATAAGTTAGAACCTTTATACCAAGTAATAAATGAATTTAACAACTTAACAGGTGTTCCTGTTGTATTAAATACATCATTTAATATTGCTGGCAGACCAATTCCTAATTATAAAAAACATATTATGGAAACATTTAAGGCATTAGATGGAATAAAATATCTTTTTTATAATGATAAAATATATAAGAAAGAAAATATTTCTAAATATGGCGGAGTAATAGATATTGTTGAAGTACAATTATAAGTAAATTGAGGCAGTGCATTATTATGAAATATATGATTAGATTAGACATATGTACACTATGTACTTTAAATTGTGTAGCATGTCCTATTAGAAAAATAAACTATGGTAAATTAAAAGCTGGATATGTTAAATTTGAAATATTTAAAAAATTTATTGATGAAAATTTAGAATTAATACGAAAGATTGAAATATCAAGTGCTGGAGAACCTTTATTAAATCCGGACTTGATTAAAATTTTAAAATATGCTTATGAAAATAATATTGTAATTACTTGTAGAAATGGAACTAATTTTAATTCATTAGATGATGCCAAAATTAAGGCTTTAGTTGACTATAAGGTAGAGGATATTGTATTCGCGTGTGATGGGGCAACACAGGAAACATATCAAAAATATCGAAGAAATGGTGATATTAATAAGGTATTTGATTCAGTTAGAAAAATACAAGAATATAAGAAAAAAATTAATTCAGAATATCCTAGATTAATTTGACAATACATTATTAGAGAATCAACTGAAAGTAAAGAAGAAATTGAGTTGGCTAAAAAGTTAGCAAAGGAATTTAATGTTGAACTTAAATTCAAACTTACACACGAAATTAATTACACACCAAAAAATTCGCAAGAATTGAAGGAAATAACTGGATTAAAATATGTTACTAGAAAAGAAGCAGCTGATAATGGAGAATATTATTTAACAGCTTCAAAATGTAGACAATTATGGAATTCACCAGCTATAAATTGAAATGGAGATTTATTGGGATGCTGCTGAAATTGAGAACCATTTAATATAAATGTATTTGAAGTTGGATTAGCAGAGGCTCTAAAAAATAAAGAATACTGTAAAGCAAAAATGTATCTGAGCGATAAAATTGAAAATGATAAATCTATACCATGCATGAATTGTGAGTTTGGAGAAATTGTTCATAATAATCATTTAATTGATGATTGTTGAATTAAAACTCATGATCCACATTATAATAAGGAAAATTAAATTATGAAAAAAGATATTAATAGATTGATTATAAATGAAACAGAAAATAAACCAATTTTAAATTATATAGAAACAAATATTGTTATGCATTGTAATTTAAATTGCAGAGGTTGTAATCATTTTGCTCCGTTATATTCTGAAAATGAAGATATGATTGATTTTGATAGATGAACCAAAGCTGTTGATCGAATAGCTGAAATGTTTGAAATTAAAAAATTTGGTATTTTAGGTGGTGAACCTTTACTTCATCCAAGATGACTAGATTTTTTAAGATATTTGCGAAATAAACTACCTAATGCTTTATTAACATTTAGAACAAATGGTATTTTAAGCAATCTATTAGTAGCAAATAAAAAAGAACTAGAAGACTTAAAAGTAGAATTAGTTATAAGTGATTACAACTTAAGCTTAAATATTGACAAATCACTTTTTAATAGAACATTCGACAGAATAAAAACAAAATTTGAACACCCTTCTATAGATTCTGAAGGAAATCAAAGTAAAACAGACAGTTGATTACAGTGTAGAAATAAGCATTGTTTAGCTTTAACTGAAGATTATATCTATTGTTGTAATTATGGTCTGTCTTTTAACAAATTAAATGAATATTTTGATTTAAAAATAGATATAAATGATGATGTAAAAATTAATATATTTAATTCAAGTGCAAATGATATAATTAAATGAACAAGACACGCTAAAGATTGTTGTAAATATTGTAATTTAAATAATAGAAAATATGATCAAGAATGAGGATTAAGTAAAAAAGAAAAATCTGAATGAATTATTAATTAGAGGTAATATTATGTTTAAAAGTTCTGATATAGTTGCTATAATTAAAGATCAAAATAACGCAATGTTTGATTTAAGCTGAAAATTAACTTCGTGGTGTAATTATAACTGCTCTTATTGTAGTCAAGAAACAAGACAAAAAAAATTTAATTCACAGCCTATATTAGAAGCACGGGCAAAGAATATAGATAAAATTATTAATCAGTTATCAAACAAAAAAGCAATTCAATTATCTTTAATTGGTGGAGAGATTACTTATTATAATTTAATAGATATTTTAAAAAATATAAATTTATCTAAAATTTTTAAAATAAGACTTACTACTAATTTCAGCCAAGATAACAATTATTTTATAGAACTTTTAGATTTTTTATATAAACAGAATAATAATTTAAAAATTACTCTCACTTTATCATTTCATGATGAATATATACCATTATCATCATTTTTAAATAAAGTTGTTAAACTTCATGAAAGTATACAGACTAAATATAATAATAAATCTAAAGTTAAACTCAATGTATCATTAGTAATAAATAACGAGTTAGACTGTACTTTATTAAAACAATTTATTACTAATTATCCTAAATTAACTATTTGTCCTAACATACAACGTGATATAAATGGAAAGATTGTTGATCTAGATAAAGAGCATATGGAATTTAAAACTAACTTAACCACTAAAGAAAATTTTAAAACTAATAAAATACTACTAATATTAAAATCAAATAAACATATTTATTTTTCTGATACTAGTACTATTCTTAATAATATAGATGAAAAAGTGTTTATATCAAAAGGCTACTTATGTAGTGCTGGTTTAAATAATCTTAGAATTGATGAAAATGGTAACATTCGAAGAGGACAGTGTCCATTAGAATTAAGCAAAAATATAGTAGGAAATATAGATAATGATAAAAATATTATATTACCAACTGAACCAATTAAATGTTCTTTCGAAAATAGTAGCATTAAATCAGGATGTATTCTATGCCCTTGGGTAAATATTAAAATTGATACTGAGGAAGGCATAAAACCATAATGAAAAAAAAATAAAAGAAATTAAAAATAAATTAATAGTTAAGTGTCAGTAAGATAGCTGTCCTTTTTGTGGTATAATCCATATCTGAAAATAGAAATGGGGTTGTAAAATAAAGTGTATAAACAAGATGACATTAAATCTATAAATTTAATAAATAATGATTTTTTTGTAATTAAATGATTTGTAACAAATTGGTGTAATTACAGTTGTTCATATTGTATTCAAAATCCCAGAGATAAAGCCGGCTGAATTTCAGAAAATAAAGTAATAGAAATTGCTAAAAAGTTAAATGAAGCCCTTTATAACTCTAATATTACAAAAAGAATTTCTTTACAAATATTAGGTGGAGAAGTAACATTTTATAATTGATCAAAAATATTACCTTATATAGAAAATGTTGGTAAAGTATTTATAACTACCAACTTTTCAAATACTTTAGAATATTATAAAGGTTTATATACTTATTGTTATTCTAATAATATTGTCTTAAAATTATTATGTAGCTATCATGAAACAGGAGATGAGTTTTTTACTAAATTTATAGAATTAAAACATTGGTGTGCAGATAATAAATATCACCTTCCTAATCTATCTTTTGTAGTGGGAAATGATTTTGATTTTACTATATTTGATAGATTTCCTGAGATAGCAAATAAAAGAGCTAGTATGTGCCCCTTAGTTCTCCCCGATCAAAGTACAGTAAAATTAAATGAAGGGGTAATAACTAAAATCAAAGAGATTAAAAGTAGAAAAGCAAATAATAGTAAACAAGAATTAAAAACTAGAGCTGAAAAATTTATTTTTAAAATTAATGATGACTTTATTGTTTGTAGTGCTCCAGAATTATTTGTAAATTTAGAAAAGGGTTATTTAGATATTAAAAAAGTATATTGTGATGCAGGCATTAATTCTATTAGTATTGATCCTGATGGTAGTATTACACGATGTGGTAATAATTCGCAATTACTTGGTAATTTATTAACAATGGAGAATCCTAAGTTTAATTTAAAATCAAGTATCTGCGAAGATAAACAATGTAGATTGTGCCAACCTGTAAATATATGTAGAGTCATTGATTCAACCGATGATCCATTTATAAGGAGGGATAGGACATGCCCAAAGAAGTAATTACAATAAAAGCTAATCCTGGTAATGATAAATCTTTTAAAGATAATCATATAGAAAGAGAGAAAGATACTAATGAATTATAAAGATTTTGATATATTCTTAATCACAAAAGATAATTGAAAAAGTCAAGATGAAGTTTTTTATGGCTATAAGACTTTAGATGACAATGGGCTTTGATTAAAAGTATTTTGAGAGGATAGTTGCTTATTAATTAAGGGCAGTTATATTCAGCCTTATATTAGTATTTATCAATCAGATGATTACTGGGCTATTTCTAATAATTTTTATTGTTTAGAACAACATTTAATTAGTAAGAATATTAAGCTTACTAAAAATAAAGCATTTGAAGAATGGGACAAAGATTCTTTTAGGTTCTGTATTCAAGCAAGTCCAACAGAAACTTTATATAATGAAATTAAATTTAATGATAATTTTTCTTATTTAAAAATATTAGATGGTAATTTAGAAATTATAAACTTGGAAATAGATTGCTTTACAAAACCTTTAGAGGATTCAAAAGAAGATTTATTAAATTGATATAAAAAATATTATGATTATTTGCATACTTTACCCGAAGGTACTGTATCAGCCCAACTATCTGGCGGATTTGATTCAAGAATATTACTACCATTGTATGAAGATATAAATGGAGTCAGTATAAACGCACAGTGGAATAAAGAAGATGATGATAGTTATCGTGATGGATTAGCCGCAAGATTATATATTGCAAAAAAATATCCGCACTTATTTGATAATTTACTTTCAAAAGAAGATAAAACTTGAGTTGCTAATAATGATAAGGCTAAACAAGAAAATGCAAAATTAATAACGCAATTTATCACTTATGGTTCATATCCTATAAAAGGTGAGCTAGACTTATCAAATATGATGCCTTGTAAATCAACTAGTGGTAAAATAAGCTTAGCTGGAATGTCTCTTGAATTACATAAAAATAATCTAGCTAATAGCGTGCAAGAAATTGAAACAACTACAAGAAGATATTTTGTAAATAGATATTTAATTAGATATTATAGATCAAAACAAAGAGTAGTATGTCCTTTTCAAGATAAGGAATTATTAAAGATTAAAGGTTGTCGTGATTTAACATTTGTTTATATATTATTAGGATTATTTAATATTAACGATGAAAAATTACCATATTATACTTATTTAAATAGTAAACCAGTTTTAAAGTTTGTTTCAAATGAAGAGATAGAAGAGGCGTTATCTTTATTAAAATAAAAGAGGTTAAAAATAACACCTCTTTTTTATTGTATATTTAATATAATATTTTAGGGGGATCTACTATGGAAAAAGAATCAGTGCTTGGTGTTGAAGAATTGTTAAATTTTTTAGAAAATAAGCCAGAAGAATTTAAAGCTATTTGGTTAAAATATTTAGAAGATACTGCTTATGAATATAATGATGAAGTAATAGAATTAATGGCAAGTAAATTAAATTAAACTTTTCAATATATTTAATTGTATAATTAAAGAAAGGTAGTGTTAATTGTGACTAAAAGAGAATTTAATCAAATTAGAGAATTAATAGTAAATATATGTAATGATCAAAATTTAGATGGCTTGTGCTACTATTATGGAATTACAAAAGCTGATTTTTATGAATTTGTTGATGAGCTTGCTTTAATTGGATTTAAAGAAAAGTATAATCAGCACAATCATAAAGAGCACAATAAAAATATAGGTGAGTAATAATGGAAAATAAGATTGGTTTTTGGGGTATTACTGATACCTATGGTTGCTTTAGTAATTTTTATCCGTGTAAATTTAAGTGCTTTAATGATTTAGAATTTAATTGTACTGAGCAAGCTTTTATGTATGCTAAGGCAATAACTTTTAATGATATTGAAATAGCAAACAAAATTTTAGCAGAGTCAGATCCTAAGAAGATTAAAGCTTTAGGTAGACAAGTTAAAAATTTTAATGATGATATTTGGAATGACTTGAGATTTATGTATATGCGTTTAGTTAATTATAGTAAATTTAGTCAGAATATAGAACTTTTAAATAAATTAGTTAGTACTGGATCTGCTTATTTATTTGAAGCATCACCTTATGACTCAATTTGGGGTATTGGTAAATTTGGAGATGGTCAAAATTTATTAGGACAAGTACTAATGCAGATTAGAGAAGATTTTATTTTAATGAGGAAAAAGTAATGGAAAATTATGAATTAACAGACAAATTTAAAGAAATGGGTTATACTGTTCAAGCACCAGGTAAGGATAAAACTTATTATTTAGTTAGACAAACTAATAAAGGTACTGAACAAATTTATATTAAGTTAACAAAGAAAACTGCTGAAGTAGAGTATTTTTTTAATAATAAAAAAGCACAAATAGGCAAGAAATTAGCTCATACATTTAAAGACTTATTATTGGTTTATTATCAAGATATTGTTGAATGCAATTTTATTTAAAAAATTATTGTATAATATAATGCCTATAGAGCACAGTGACGATTCTAAAGTACCACGCTCGAGTTACTGTGTTTTGGGATGTGCAAACAACTAGTGGTAGGCTGATGGCACTTAAAGCAGCGAGGTGCACTAGCTGCTTTCTTTTTATTTGGAGGTCACTGATAGTATGAATATTAAAGGATTAATTGAACAAAGAAGAAAAGCAAAAGAAAATAAAAAATTAATTAAAGAATATCCATTTTTATTACCTAGAAATAGATGGACAGGCGATGTAGCTAAAGATTATGATTATTCATATACTGAGTTAGATGCAATGCCAACTGGTTGGAGAAATGCTTTTGGTTTAGCTATGTGTCAAGAAATTAAAGACGAGCTTGTAAAATATAATTATTTAAATGATTATAGAATTGTTCAAATTAAAGAAAAGTATGGATCTTTAAGATGGTATGATGCTGGGCATCCTGCAGGTTCAAATATTCAAAAAATTATAGATAAATATGAAAAAATGTCTGAAGATATTTGTATAAATTGTGGTAAGCCTTCAAAATATTACACTAAAGGTTGGATTACTTTTATCTGTGAAGATTGTAAGAATATCTGGGTAAAAGAAGAGCAAGTCAATGAAGATATGTTTGTAAAATTGGGGGATTTAAGAGAAAATGAATAGTATTATTAAGTTTTTTATACTCTTATTAGATACCGATTTTAATAATATTGATAGTCTTTTAATGTTAAAGGATATTGCATATAATTACTGGGAACAAGGTAATTTAACTGATTCTGAACATTGTGATATTGAAGCATTATTAGATGAACACTTATCTAAATTTTAATAGAGAGGTAGCTTAAGATGTCAAAATATTTTGTAATTAGTGACTTACATAGTGGCTATACACCCATGATGTATGCTCTTAATAAAGTTAAATTTGAACCAGATAATCCAGAACACACCTTAATTGTTTGTGGTGATGTTTTTGATAGACTTAATGAAACATTAGAAGTATATAATTTCTTAAAATCAATCCCAAAAGAAAGATGCATCTTAATTAGAGGAAATCATGAGGAATTATATTTAAAATTATTAGATAAAAAATATCCAGAATCTCATGATTTTTCTAATGGAACTGTATTAACATTTTGTCAAATAGCTGGTTATGAAGCAGATACAGCTTATGATTTGAGAGCTGGTTATCATATTAGTTATGGTACTTATTGGGATAACGAAGTAATAGACCCTAAGTGTGAAAATATCTGGAATGATATCAAGAAAAAAGTTAAGGAATCAGAGGTAACAAAATGGTTGCAGTCAGATCAGTGGATAAATTATTATGAGCTAGATAAATATATATTTGTTCACTCATTTATTCCTCTTGTATATAATGGTGAAAGAGGTTTTGATGAAGATTATTGCATCTATTATGGTTGGACTCAATACTTTAAAGAAAGACCTGACTGGCGAGAAGCTAATGATTTAGAATGGGCTGGAGCAACTTGGGGTTGTGCCTATAAATTCTTTGATGCTGGTTTATTTGATCAAGAGAAAGAAAAAGGTAAAGTACTAGTTTGTGGACATTATAGATGTTCTGAATTTAATCAACATTACCTTAATTTAGAAACTCATGATATTTATTATGGAGAAAATTTAATTGCAATAGATGCAACAACCGCATTATCAAATCAAGTCAATGTATTGGTTATTGATGGTGATAAATGTTATGATCAAAATGGTTTGTTAGAATATAAGAAACCTTGTCCTATCATTGAGACAGTTACTTTAGATAAAGATGAATATGAAAAATATACTAACGATGTAACAAATTCTTAAAAATAAAGGGGTGGTTTTACTAATGAAAATATTTAATGAAAATTTAGAAAGAATTACAATATTACATATGGCAGGTAAAACCACTATGCCTGAATTTAAAACAATTATTGAAGGTCAAAAAAAGAATTTAATAATTAAAGATGATAGTATATCAATAATTATTATTGCAACTAAAAATTATATTAAAGATTCACCTGTCATTAATCAATTAAAATTTAATAATATTAGATATTATAATGGAGCACAAGAGCTTGATGAAGAAGGTTGGAGTAATTCAATGAAAATTGATCTTATTTTAAATAATTTAAAAAAGATTAAAACTGAATATACTTTAATTCTTGATGCTCGTGATGTTCTTATATGTGATCATTTAAATAAAACTTTTATAAATAAATTTAAAAAGTTAAACACTAAAATTTTATTTAATGCTTCAAGTTCAAGATATCCAAGTTGGATTAATATTAAAGCTGTTGATACAAAATATAAAAATAATTTACAAAGTAAGCCGTTTTTAAATGCAGGTGTTTGTTTTGGTGAAACAAAAGCACTACATGCTATGTATCAAGCTGCAAGTGAGATTAGTAAAAAATATAGCCAGTTAAATAAATCTGAGCAATTCATATTAAAGCTTGCAATATCTGCTAATAATTTAACTTCTGTGGTAAGTCTAGATAATGAAGATAAATTATTTAAGTGTGTGCATCAATCAATAGATAAGCCTGATTTTTTAGTAATTAGAGAGTCCGGTAATTATGTTATTAAAAATATTAGAAATTATCAGTATAAGACTTCTAGATATAAGAAAAAAATAAAATTAAAAATAGAAAAAGCAAAATTAATTTTATATCCTAATAGTAAAGGTCATGAGGAAGAGGTTAAAACCTTTATTGACAAAATAAGAAAGTAGGTAAATTTATATGTTTCATAAGCATCCAATAAGAAAATTTTTTAGACATTTATTTAGAACAGCTTGGTGGCAACCAAATAGGCAATCAAGAAAAATGTTAAAAGAAGAAGCAAAAAAATTAATTGGCTATGATAGATCCATAAATGAAACTTGGGCTAAGTCTTGGAAATATTTTATTAAAAGACAATATCCATGGCAAGGAATTATAGAATTAAATCAGTATAAATTAATTGAAATGCGTGATTATATGCAAAATCATAGCTGGGCAGAGAAAGAATATCTTAATAACCAAATTAAGGAAATGACTGAAGCAATTGATTTAGGTAACAAAATTTTAAAAGATGATTATGAAAAAGCTCCTTTTGACTGAAGTCGTGAAAATTCAGTTAATATTACTTATGTTTATCAAAAATTAGGTTATCAAACACTAGATGCAGAACAATTGTCTGCTGATGGACCAATGTCAAAAATAAAAATAGCTAAGCAAGGTAAACTACTAGCTACTTTATATAATCAAGATCTTTTTAATGAAATTATAGGTGATTTTAGAGATGAAGAATTATCTATAGCCAAAAAAGAATTTTTAAAGGATAAGGAAACAAAATCAGTTGAACAATGGCTAAAAGACAATAACTTAACTAGAAAAGATATTACCTGTGCTTATAGTCATGTTTGGATAAATGATAAATCTGATGACGAAAACACAACATATCTTTCAAAATTATTAGAGGAAGCTAAACAAGCTAGACAAGCTGATATAGATAAATATTTTGAACATATTGCAAAGCATGCTGATAGCTGGGGTGACTAATTAAAATAGCTATATTTTGTAGCTATTTTTTTTATTTGCTAAATTATTTATATTAAAGTAGGAGGTAAATAAGTTTTATGGAACAATTAAAACCTAGATATGAACATACTAAATTTGGTAATTTTATGTTTAAGCTATGTGCAAAGTGATCTCAATTTGTAATTAAACATAGATGGTTATATTATTTAGTCTTATTTACTTGAGGTTTACCTATTGTATTATTTGGTTTATTAGTATCATTTGGACTTCTTATTGCCAAAATATTTAATCATAAAATAAAATTTTTTAAATTTGGCTGGATCTATGGAATTAAAATAGGTGCTGATTACTGAGGCGGATTTAGCGCGGGCATTACATTTTTAAGAGATCAGAAGTCCAATGATAGATTAAGTATGCATGAATTTGGTCATACTTTCCAATTAATTTTAGGTATATTTGCTTTATTTTTAATATATATACCATCAATATATAGATATTGAATAAGAACTATTAAACCAAATAAAAAATTCAAACCATATGACAGTTTCTGGGGAGAGGACTCAGCTTCTGTGTGTGGTGAATTTGCAGCCAAGTATATTAATAATAAAAAATTAAAAAATAGTTAGTAAATTTGCTAAATTAAATAGTTTGGCAAATGACAAATAAAAATTTTAAAGTTAGGAGACTATCCAATGGAATGGTATCAATGGGTTATGATGTTTGGTGGTACAGCTTTGGTTGGCCTTATTATTGCAGATATTTATATCTTTTTTAAATCGAGAAGCAAAAAAGCTATTGAAAAACACAGACATGCAAAAGAACAAGATGAGCGTGCACTAATTGCTGATGTTGTTAAAGAAGTAATGGCACCTTCATGTTCTAATTTAGAGTCAATTAAAACTGAAGTAATTAATGTTAAAACTGATTTAGAAGAATTAAAACCTATTAAAGCTGATGTTCTTGCTGTTAAAACTGAAATCTTGGCAGTTAAAAAAGAAGTTACTACAATTAAAAAAGAAGATATTAAATTATTGGCTGCTGCTAATAGAGACAGTTTAAGAAATCAATTATTAACTGTATTTAGAGAATGCCAAGCAAAAGGTTATAAGACTACTGAAGATATAAGAAATTTTGAATACATGTTTGATTCTTATAAAGCATTAGGTGGAAATAGCTTTATGATAGATATTGCAAAACAAATGGAACATATACCTCCAAAAGTTGAAGGTATTACAATTATTACAGATAAAGAATAAGAAAGGATATATAAATTATGGATTGGATTACAAATGGTACAGCTATAATATCATTAATTACTGGTTTAATTGGATTAATTACAGCAGGTGTTACTGCATTTATTGCAATTAAAAAAGTTATTAAAGCTAATAAAGGAAAATCATTAAAAGAAATTTGAGCTTTAATTATGAAAATTGCAGATGCTGCTATGGTTGAAGCTGAGAAATCTCAATTAAGTGGTAAAGGTAAAAAAGAAATGGTTATGGCAGCAGTTGATGCTGGTGCTAAAGAAGCTGGAATTGAAATAACACCATTCTTAGACCAATTATCTGCTTATATTGATCAGTCAATTAAGTTTGTAAATGATATGAATAAGTAGTTTTTAAAAAGTCATCTTTTGGTGACTTTTTTATTTTACCCCTAGTTTTCTGCTAAATTATATAGCAAAATAAAAATCATGGAGGCTTTAGCTATGCGTGACATGTTTTATAATTATGATAATAATATTCCAAATAACTCATGTAATAACTATCCTGACATTTATAAATATAAAAAGGCACCAAAGACTTTCAATACATTCCACGGTGCTAAAATGTTAAGAGACAAAGCAGGTAAATTTTTAGGTATTGAAGCCACAAGAAATTCTACTGTTAGATTGTTTTTTTCATTTGAAGGACTTTCTGACCCAGAAGAAGTTCAAAATTTACTAGAAAATAATTTAGTTCGTTTTGATGTTTTAGATACAAATCACAATATATTACTTGAATGTGATGTTGAAGTTTTTTCACTTTATGATATGGTTAGTATAGAGCTAATATTAAGTGAAGAAAGTAAATTGGTTGGTGGTAATGTATATAAAATGCATTTATATACAATTATAGATGGTGTAACTTATGACTTATTTTCTGAAAACGATGGATTATTATATGTAAAGTAAGGAGAATAAGCAAATGAGAAATTTTAAAATAATTACAACTTTAAATATCGTTCCAACTAAAAAATTAACTAAATATTGGTATAAAGTTACTAGAGGTACTAGTACTAATTTTATGTTTGATTTAGTTGATAGAGCTTATAATTTCGAAGATATAGTACAATTATCTTATAGATTTGTTAGTAAAACTGGACAAATGATTCATTATGATATGTATATTTATAATTATTTAAAAGATGGTACTATTGAAGCTATCTTTAATGATGAATATTTTGAGCATGTTAAAGGTTATTCTACTGATTTAGAGCAAGAAATACCTTATGAGTATGTTAATTTAAAGCTAACAGGTAATGATACTAATGAATTCTGGCTTGCTAATAAAGATAATCCATTAAACTTTGAAGTAGCTGTTACTATAAATAATAATGTAAATAAAGATACTGAAAATAACTATACATATATTGAAAAACAATTGCCAGTTATTGTATTAGATAGCAGAGGAGTGAATTAGTATGTCAAAAATAATAAGACTTTATAGAGGTGATACTTTTAATTTTGTTTTAAATATTGATGATGAAAGTACTCTTGAACATTATTATGTTTTAAGAAAAAATGATTTAGTTTATTTAGGTGTCACACTTCCTCATCAACCATTTGAAGATGCTATCATTAAAAAAGTATTAACAGCTGCAGATTGTGATTCTTCTGGAAATATCATAGTTACTTTTGAACCAAAAGATACAGTAAATATTATGCCAGGTGTTTACTATTACTCTGTTAAATTAAGAAAATCAATTGATGACAAGCGTAAAGAAGAAGTAATAACAGTAATACCAAAAACAAAATTTGTTATACTTGATTAATTAGAGAGGTATAGGTAGAATGTCAAGAATTATATTCTCAAAAAAATCACTTACAAGCTCAATTGAAGGTGATATCAAAGTAAATAGTAAAGCTACTGCAGATACATATAGTCTTACTACTATTGATCATGATAAACTTAAAAACAGAGACTTAGCAGACCAACACCCAATTAGTGCAATTACTGGTTTAAATACTATCATAACTCAACTTGAATCTGGTGTTGAAGAGGCAACAAACAAAGCAACTATTGCTGAAAGTCAAGCTACAATTGCAATTACAAAAGCAGAAGAAGCTCTTACAAATCATTTATATGAATATTTAGTATACTTTAATTTCAATAAGTCAGGTACAGGAGCTGCTTATTACTCAGTATACTTCACTTTAAAATCAACTATAGAATATGATCCACAGGAAATTGACTTTGCTATATTAAGAAATATGATTATCGCTAATGGTGATCATGTACAATGTTCTTGTCAAACAGCAGGACCATTAGATATGAATATTATATCAACAAGCACTAATGCCGGTGATGATACAATTATGGTTGATTGTAAGTCTGGTGATTTCTATGAATTCTATAGCTTCAGTGATCTAGAAGATTATAGTATTACAAAATTAAATTATTAATAAAGTGGTTTAAATAGCCACTTTTTCTTTTACTTAAATTGTATATATTAATGATATTTGGAGGTATTTATATGACAAGTCAAGAATTTGATAAAATAGTTAATGAAACATTAGAAAATATTAAGAGTACTTTACAACGTAAATCTAAAGAATATAACTTAGATGAAGATCGTTTAAGTGTATTTAAGAGAGCTGCATCAATTCAGCATCAAACACCTTCACAAGCATTACTTGGTATGCTTACTAAACATATTATATCAATATATGATTATGTAGAAACTGATGCTTATTTTTCAAATGAATTAGCAGCAGAGAAAATAAATGATGCTATCAATTATTTATTGTTATTATATGCATTAAATAAAGAGTATAATGATTATAGATTGAGTCTTAATGCAGCTCAATCAAATAAAGAATAGTTAAGGAAGTATTATTAAATGATTAATGGTATTGTATGTGTAGATAAAAATTTTGCAATTGGTAAAAATAATGCTGAAGGTAAACCTCAATTATTATTTAATATTTCTGCTGATATGGCTTATTTTAAAGAGAAAACATTACATAATATAGTTGTAATGGGTTATACAACTTATTTATCCTTACCAAAAAAGCCTTTATCTGATAGAGTTAACCTAGTTTTATGAGATAAAGCAACATCGCCAGATTGTTTAAAAGGCTGTATTACATTTAATAATTTTGATGTATTATTAAAATTTGTTAAAGAGCTAAGCAAAATATACGAAGTATTTGTTATTGGTGGTGCTTCTGTTTATAATTTATTTATGCCTTATTATGATAGATTATTTATAACAAAAGTAGCTGCAGAAGATAAAGAAGCAACAGCTTTTTTTCCTAATATAGATAAAGATACTAATTTTGAACTTGTAAGCAAAATGAACTATGCACCTAAAAATGAGTATCCATTATCATTTACAATTTATTCAAGAATAAAGGAGAATAAATAATGTCAGTAGCAGATAAGTATTTTAAAGATGCAGTTAATAAGATTTTAACTAAAGGCGTTTCAGATGAAGCTTTTGAAGTCAGACCTAAGTGGCCTGATGGAACTCCAGCTCATACAAGAAAGATTCATTGTTATATTGCAAGATATAACTTAGCTGAAGAATTTCCAATTTTAACTCTTAGAACTCAAGCCTTTAAATCTTGTGTTAAAGAGATACTTTGGATGTGGCAAAAGAAGTCAAATAAAGTATCTGAATTAGGTGCTCATTTCTGGGATGCCTGGGAATTAGAGGATGGAACTATTGGTAAGTCTTATGGCTATCAAGTAGGTCGTAAATTTCACTTTAAAGAAGGTTTTATGGATCAAGTAGACTTATTACTATATAAGTTAAAAAACAATCCTATGGACCGAAGAATGATAGTTACGCTTTGGGATAACGAAGACTTAAAAGATATGGCGTTGGCTCCATGCGTATTTCAATCAATTTGGGATGTTGCTGACGGTAAATTAAATATGACTTTGATACAAAGGTCAGGAGATGTTCTTGCTGCCGCAGCCCCAGGAGGTTTTGATGTGGTTGAATATGCAATTTTACAGCACATGATTGCCCAAGTATCTGGTCTACAGGTAGGGGAGTTAGTACACATTGTCACAAATTTACATATTTACGATCGACATGAAAAGTTAGTTAAGGAAGTACTTGAAAATCCTGAATATCCAGCACCAAAGTTCTGGATTAATCCTGAAGTTAAGAATTTCTATAACTTTAAACCTGAAGACTTTAAATTAATTGATTATAAATCGACTAAGGCAAGCAGTTCATTCGAGGTTGCAGAATAATGAAATTAGTTAGAGACAATATTCCAAGTATTATAAAGCAACAAGTAGGTAAATGTAACTATCATGCTTGTAAAAATAATGAAGAGCTTTTAAATTATTTAAATAAAAAAGTTTTTGAAGAAGTTGATGAATTCTTAAAAGATCCATCAGTAGAAGAACTAATTGATATAATAACTGTTGCTATTGCTATTCTTAAAAATAAAAATGTATTAGATGATAGCTATTCATTAGATGATATATTTGTAATTTTAGAAAATAGCTATAACACAAAAGCAAGAGAACGTGGCGAATTTAAAAAAGGTTATATTTTAGAATAAGAGAGGATGATTGTATTGCAGTTTATAGATAGACTAGTAGAAAGCTATGAGAATAGCAATTATACTAATGTATTAATTGAACAATTTGTTAAATTATATATTGAGCCTTGGAGATTTAATTATTTAGCTAAGTCTTGGAAATGCCCAAAAAGTGAAGTTAATAGAGCTATTTTATCTGCAGAAGATTGGGAGAAAGAAAGACAACTATTTTTAGCAGCTGGAAAAAATATAGTAGTTAATAATACTGCTGAAGTTTGTGCAACAGCTTATAATTATGGTAAAAGCTATTTAGTTTGGCTAGAATTTATAGCTCCTGATAATACAGTTCATAAAATTGATGCTTGGATACAAGAAACAGGTAAAAATGCCAATTTTGGTAAGCAAGGAAAAAATGCTGAAAAGTTTATTGATCCAAGAAGTCCTTTATGCCAAGATATATATGATTCAATAGTTAATAAAGGATATATAGATCCTAACATTGCTAAGCTATTAAATAGTGTAGGTTCATTAACTTGGACTGGTAACAAAGAACAAAGAGTACAAAAGAAATTAAATAGTTTTATTCAACAAAAATTATTTGAAAAAGCTGTTGATTATGCAATAAAAAATTGTAAAATAAATGTTGTTTTATTACAATTAGATAAGTTTGATGATTACTTATATAAAGGTGATCCTGGAAAATTAGCTGATTATGATTTAAGAATAACTACAAGTACAGATATATTTAGTGCAAGAATAGATCTTAAACTGCTTGAAGATAATGATACTGCAAAAAATCAAAATCCACATGATGCTGATTTATTAATTGTATCTAATTGGAGAGATGCAAAAGTTGGATTTTATAGAGTTACTGGAAACCCTGGAATTGAAAAAACAGAAGAGTTTCAAACAATCTTACAATTATTTAATGAGATGCTAATTAGTGCAGGCAAGTGTTTTATTCATATTTCAAAAATCGATGAAGAAACAGGCAAAGTTGATTTTAATATGTTTGGAAATATTTAACCCAATTAAAAGTTGGGTTTTATTTTTAGCTATTTGCTAAATTAATTAGTATTTATAGTTTTAAAGGAGACTATTTTATGGATAATAATAGATATTATAATAAATTAGATCTTACTTATGCTCTTGAACATAAAGAAGAATGTATGGAAAAAATAAGTAGCCAATTTGGCTATAATGGTGATATAACTACAGGTGGTTTTTACATAATGCCAGATGGCACTGCTATTAAATCTACTAATCATGCTGATATTGATAAATATTTAATGAAACTTAAATATATACCAAAAGCAGATGTTGATTTTAGTGATGGTAGTCAATTCATGGAAGAGATAAACTGTTTACGATTAAGACGTAGAGGTGGAAAGGATGCTTGAATGCTTCCTTATGTATTATTACCAGAAAAACAATTAACACAAGCACAATATAATATTTTAACTAAGTGGTTAGACTTTGTATTAAATGCTAATGGTGAAATTAATGTTCAAGCTCAAAAAGCATTTTCTGGCGCTAATAAAATATTTAAAACATCACAAGGTATTTGAACTGATGATATTATTGATTCTATAAAAACATATTATAGAACTGATATTTTAGAAGGTGCTGAATATGATAATATATTTGATGATGAGATTGATCAAACAGACTATCAATTAAAATATGATATAGATAAAGGATTCTTTGATCAATTTTAGCGGTAAAAAAATTTGCTAAATTAAATGATAACAGTGCTGTTATAATTAAAAGATATTGTATAATATAATATAAATATGAATGATAAAAAAAGAATGATAATTAATTAAAAGATATTTTATAAAAGATATGTAATAAACGATATTTATATAAATTAATAATTAATTATCTTAACTAGATTGTCATTCATTAATTTGAGTGACAATTTTTGTTTTTATTGATTTATTCAGATAAAAAAATTGTATTTAAGTATGGAATATTATTTGATAAGGAGATTTTTATTTAATGAAGATTAAGTTGTTTAAAGAAATTACTTTACCACTTAAAAAACGTGATAGTGATGCAGGTTGGGATGTTTTTTTACCTGAGGATGTCACTTTTAAGGCACATTCACTTACAACTGTTGATTTAGGTTTTGGTGTAAAATTACCTAGTGGCTATGCAGGCTTATTTGCAATGAGAAGTTCTGTTTGTAAAACAGGTATGACTATTCAAATGCCGCTTATTGATGAAGGATATCTTGGAGAATTACATTTATTAGTACAAAATTCAACAGATACTGACTATAGTTATAAGAAGGATGAAAGAGTTTGTTCTTTGTTTATTTTCCCAGTATTTAGAGATACATTAGAAGTAGTTGATGATTTAGGAACATCAGACAGAGGAACTAATTGGTCAGGTAGCTCAGGTAAGTAGTTTTTTAAGGGAGGTGAATCTATGTCAAATTGTTTTCTTTATGCGTTTTGTAACCACAAAGACTGTGACAAAGATTTTTGTTTAAGAAAATATAAGTTAGAATATTTATATGATAATGCATTGGTATCAGAAGCTCAACGTAAGCATATAAAGTTAAGAATAGATGAAGATGGAACTGATTATAATGAGTTTATGCAGCTGGCTGAAATTGAAAAAAATATTGAAAATTTTGTTCAAGAAGGTCAAAATTTATATATCCATTCTACAATATGTGGCTGTGGCAAAAGTTCCTGGGCATTACGTATGATTGAGGCTTATTTTAATAAAATTTGGCCTAAAACTGATTTGATTTGTAGAGCCTTATTTATTAATGTCCCTAGGTTTTTAGTTGCGTTAAAAGACAATATTTCGAATCCTAGCGAGTATATTGCACATATCAAAGACAATATTGCCAATGCCGATTTAGTTGTTTGGGATGACATAGCAGCTAAAGTTGGGTCTGAGTTTGAATTAAATCATTTATTAAGTTTAATTGATCTTAGAATTGCTAATGGTAAAGCTAATATCTATACATCAAATTTAGATAAAGACGCAATTTACAATGCTTTAGGAGAAAGAATTGCCAGCAGAATTTGTAATATGTCACACGAAATTGAACTGCATGGTAGTGATAAACGCTTCTTAAGAGTTAATTAGGAAGAGGTGATTGTATGACAGCACAATATCAAGTTTTATTAAAAATATTACAAACGGGCGATTTATCTATTGTTACTTTAAATGATTTAACTGAAGACTATTTTTCAGATTATAGAAATGAATTTAATTTTATAATGAATCATTATAAACAATATAAAAAAGTACCAGATTTATTAACACTTGCTGGTGTATTTCCTGATTTCTTTCCAGAAACAGGTGTGCCAGAAGTTAAAGAACCAGATAATTATTTATTAGAAAAATTGTATGAAGATTATTCATTTGCATATATAGTAAATAATTTAAAGACAACTAAAAATTTACTAGAAAAAGATGAAATTGAAAAAGCTCGTGATATCTTTATAAATGCAGCTAAAAATATGCGTAGAGGATCCAGCTTAACTTGTACAAATTTAATAAAAGATACATCAAGATATGAAAGATATGTTGAAAAAACAACTAATTGGAATAAGTATTATTTATCAACAGGTTTTCCAGAACTAGATAAATTAACTGGCGGTATTGATCGTGAAAATGAAAATATGGTTATTGCTGCACGTCCAGGTCGAGGCAAAACAATGGTGCTAGTAAAGATGGCAACTGCTGCTTCTATGCAAGGACTATGTGTAGGTATATATGAGGGTGAAATGACAGCTGATAAATTAGGTTATCGTGTCGACACTTTCTTAGGACATATTAAAAATTCATCTTTAAATCATGGTGACTTATTTATCCAAAAAGAATATAAAAAATATATAGATAGCTTAGCTGTTGCAAATTATGGTGATATTAAAGTTATTACGCCAAATGATATTGCAGGAGCTCCAACAGTAGATGCATTAAGAGCATTTATTGAAAAAGAAAAGTTAGATATATTATTTGTTGACCAATATTCACTACTTGAAGATAAAAGTGGTGCTAGAAAAGAAAATGAAAAAGTTGCTAATATTTCAAAAGCAATTAAACAATTACAAGTAGAAAAGCATATACCAATTATCTCTGTTTCACAAATGAACAGAACATCTAATAAAGATGAAAATGGTAAGGCTGGCGAAATGGATACTAACCAAATTGCTTTGTCAGATAGAATTGGACAAGATGCAACAGTAGTATTAATGCTAGAACGTAAAGATGATGATAAGTTAATTATTCACACAACTAAGTCAAGAGATGGTGGCGATAATAGAAAGTTAACTTATAAGATTGATTTTAATTATGGCTCATTTACATTTATTCCAAGTGAAGGTGACTCAATTACTACTACTGAGGACCTAGAAAATATTGCACATAGTTATGATCAAAATATAGCAAATGAGATTGCAAATAATTTTGGGCCAGATGATGAAACACCTGATTATACAGATGTAACAAATTTTGGAAATGACAGGCCATTTTAAAATGTAGAAATGGGGGTGATGTTCTATGTTTAGAGTAAATAATAATTATATAGTTAAAACTGATATTGAAGAAATATTACAAAAGCTTAGATTAGTATTAACTAATGGAAAATTATCTAACTTCCGTAGAACATCATCAGGCATTAGTGTTCCTTGTCCTCATCATGCTGGAGGACAAGAGAGTCACAATTCTTGTTATATAACAGATGATGGTATATTCCATTGTTTTACTTGTGGAACATCTGGAAATTTTGTTAAATTTGTACAAGAATGTTTTGATTGTTCAAGAGAATATGCCGAAGAATGGTTAATAACTAATTTTGGAGAATTATCAGCTCACTCTATAAATATTGATTTAGATGTCTTAGATATAAAAAATAAACAAAAAAAGATATTTTTAGATAAGAATATACTAGAGAATTTTCAAGATTGGTGTCCATATTTTGCAAAAAGAGGCTTATCAGCTGAGACATGTAAGAAATATAATTTAAAATATGATCCAATATATAGACAAGTTATATTTCCATGCTATGATGCTAGAGGACATTTATTAATGTTAGCTAAAAGATCTATAGATACAAAAACATTTTACTTAGACAAAAATATAGAAAAACCAGTATATTGCTTAAATACTATTATTAATAATAATTGTAGAAGTGCAATAATTACAGAAGGACCATTTGACTGCCTATTAGCTAATCAGTATGGTTTTCCAGCATGTGCCACTTTAGGTAATATTTCAAAATCTCAGATAGAGCAAATTAATAAGTCATCTCTAAAGATAATTTATACTATGTTTGATAATGATGAAGCAGGAAGAAATTTTGCAAAGATTATTGAACATGGTGTTGCTAGAAATATTTTAGTAGTAGATATTAAAATACCAAAAGGTAAAAAAGATATTGGCGAATTATCTTATGAAGAATTTTGGAATATTTTAAATACTTATGGTATTACACAGCAAAAAAGCTGTATAATATAAAGTGCTGATTAAAGCACAAAAAGATACAAAATAAAAGATAAAAAATTAAAGGAGAAAAAAAAGATGTCAAAATTTAGTATCAACGATTATCAAGAAGTAAAAGAAAGAGCAGCAGAAAATTCAACTAATTCTGCTGACAGAGTAAGAGTTGGATTCTTTAAGCTTAAGAATCATGGCGATCAAGCATTAGTTAGAATTAATTGTAGTAAGTTAGAAGATTTAGAATTTGCTACAGTACATCAATTAGGTGCTGCAGCAAAATATATGAAGGTCAGCTGTTTAAATAAAGTTGGTGAATATACTGACAACTGTCCATTCTGTAAGGCAGCTAAGGCTGGAAATACAGCAGTTGGAAAAGCAGCTAAGAAGTGCTATGTTCAAATGTTAGTTTCTTATATTGACGGTGCAACAGGTCAATTATCTGCTCCAATTCCAGTTGTTTGGGAAAGACCTGCTGGATTCTCTTCAGAATTAGCAACTAAGTTAAAACAATATGGAAATTTAAAAGATGTTTTATTTACTATTACTCGTAATGGTATTGCAGGTGCAAAAGATACAACATATTCTATCGATTATGCAATTCCAACAGTATTTAAGCCTGAATTTATCCCAGCTGATTTCTCAGCATTTGATAACTTTAGAATTGATAAGCATTCATATTGGGAAAAATCAGTAGATGAAATGAATACTTATTTAACAACTGGTCAATTTCCAGAAGTTCAAAGACAACAAGTAGTTGATCCAAAAGCTTTTATTCAACCTACTCCAGCACCAGAAGTTCGTCCAATTTATGGAGCACCAGTACAACCAACACCAGTACAACCTGCTCCACAAGCTCCAGTGCAACCAGCCCAACCAGAGCAACCTGCACAACCAACAAATAATGGAACTAGAAATTTTGGCCAATTTTGGTAAAATATAGTTGTATAATAATTAAATAATAAAATTAAAAATTGAGGTGGTCTTATGCAAAGTCTTTTCGGAGATGAATTTAATATTGATTTTAATAAACCAAAAGCTAAAGAATTAGCTAGTAAAGCAAGAGTAACAGCTGGCTCTGAAGAATACGACCCAATGAAAATTCTTAAAAGTAAAAAAGTTTCATTGGAAGACCAACTCTTAGTAATTAAAGAACAAGTCATTAGGGTCTTAGGAAAACAACGTAAAAATATTGTTGTTATCAGAAGTCTTAATGACTTTTCTGACTATATAACAGCTTGTATAGAGTCTGGCTATATTTCAGTAGATACTGAAACTAATAACTCACTTGATCCAGTTACTTGTAAACTAATGGGTCTCTGTCTATATTATCCTGGTGGTAAGCAAGCCTATATTCCAGTAAATCATAAAGATCCAAAAACAAAAGAAAAGTTATCAAATCAAATAACTGAAAAACAAATAAAAGAGCAATTACAAAGAGTAAAAGATGCAAAAACATTTGTAGTAATGCATAATGCTAAGTTTGATTTTAGTGTTATAAAGTGTACTTGTAATATTGAATTATTAGCAGATTGGGATACTTCTATTGCAGCTGCTTTAATTGATGAGAATGAAGAAAAAGGATTAAAAAAGCAATATATATTACATATTGATCCTTCACAACAAAAGTATAGTATTGAAGGATTATTTGCTCATATTCCTTATGCTTATGTTGATCCAGAAATATTTGCATTATATGCTGCAACAGACTCATTAATGACTTTTAGATTATTTAAAGAATATCAAGAACCTATTTTATTAGCTGAGGATAATAAGAAAGTTAAATGGGTATTTGATAATATTGAAATGCCATTAGTTGAAGTTACAGCTAAAATGGAATTAAAAGGTGTATGTGTTGATCAAGCATTAGGAAAAAGACTTGAAGATAAATATAATGCTAAACTTGCAATTGTGGATAAAAATATTGCAGAAGAGCTAGATAAATTACAAGATAGAATAGTTAAGTGGAAGTTAACTAAAGATGCCAATGACGTTACTAAGAGATATGTACCTAAGAAATCAAAATTATCAAAAGAAGCTTTAGAGAAAAGATATCCATTAGTTGATAATGATGGTAAGCGTTATGCAGTTGGAAAGTCTAAGGCATCACAATTAACTGACCCAATTAATCTAGCTTCACCAGTACAAATGGCTATCTTATTTTACGATATTTTAAAAGCTCCTATAGTTAATAAAAAATCACCTAGAGGAACAGGTGAAGAAGAAATTAAGGCAATTGATGAAAAAATGAATATTCCATTATGCAAGCTATTATTAAAACGTAGAGGATTAGTTAAAATTTTAACTACTTATATCACAACAATACCAACTCTTGTTGAACATTGGCCTGATAAAAGAATTAGATTCCATCTTGATCAAACAGGTACTGCGACAGGCAGATATTCATCTGGAGGAAAATTAAAGTTTATGGACGAGACTACAGATGAACCAATAGAAGTGTCGGGTATTAATATTCAAAATATTCCTTCACACGAAAAAAGTATAAGACAATTATTCATTGCTGACTGTAAATATGATACTGTTGAAGCTGAAAATAATGAAATTTCAATTCCAGAATATACAGAAATTGAAACTGTAAATGGATATAAATATCCAATAGACTTAACTGATGCTGATATCATTGTTGGCGAAGATACAAATACAAATTATAAAATAAATAAAATATTATTAGATAACAAAATATATTATATAAATTTAACTCCGTTTAACTCTAATTAACTCTAATTAATAGCCTAATTAGCTTATAACTAGTTGATAATTAACTGTATAATATAAAAAGTCTATATGACAAGAAAGGACGGTGGTGCCACGCTATGAGCAAAATAAAAACTAGAACAAGATATAAAATTGTTGGTTCAGATTATTCTGCTCAGGAATAGCCTGAGCCACGATTAGCCGCATATATGTCTCAAGATCCAGAAATGAAAAAAGTTTATTTTGAAGGTAAAGATTTATATGCTAGAATTGCTCAGTCAGCATTTAACAATGATTATGCTGATAATCTAGAATTTTATCCAGAAGGAACTGAGCTTGAAATTGATGGTAAAAAAGTAATAGCTGGTAAAAAAACTCATAAAAATCCTGAGGGAAAAAGTCGACGTTCTGTTGGAAAAACATTACTTTTAGCAGCAAATTATGGCATGGGACCTAAGACTGCTGGTGAAAAAATGGGTAAATCTGCTAAAGAAGGTGGTGAACTACTAGAGAGCTTTTTCAAAGGCTTTCCAGTTTTAAAACAAACTATTGAAGAATCAAAAGTATTCTTAAAAAAGAATGGCTATGTTGAAGATGCATTTGGTAGACGTAGGCATATTCCAGAAATCAATGAAAAGCCGTATGATGCAAGGTATGCTGATGAGAAAAAAGTTGAAGAATTAACTTTTAATCCATTTTTAAATTGTAATAATAGAACTTTTACAGATGATAAATTAAATAAATATATTACACTTGCAAAAAACACTAGAAATAATGAAGACTTTGATAAATTAGCTAGAGAGGCTGATCGAGATGGAATTATATTAACAGCTAACACTGGTAGAATAGCCCAAGCTGAAAGACAATGTTTTAATGCAAGAATTCAGGGTTCAGCAGCTTCACTTACTAAGCTAGCAATGGTTAATATATTTAATGATGCATTATTAAAAGAATATAAAGCTGACTTAATTATTTCAGTACATGATGAAGTATTAGTTGAGTGCCCAGATTATTATGCTGACAAAGTTGAAGAACGTTTGCCAAAAATTATGATTGATACAGCTAAGCCATATATTGATATTCCGATGAGTTGTGACCCTTATAATGTTACCCGTTGGTATAGTGATGAAATGGCTGCACAGCTAAGAGAAGAACTAGATAAAATGGAAAAAGGTGATCCAGATAAAAATATACCACCAATTGCACATGATATTGCAGTTCAAAATATTTATAAAGATCATTGTGAAATTCCAAAAGAAGCTATAGACAAATGTTTAGCAAGTAATGATGATTTAGAGTTTTAAAGGAGATATAAGATATGATATTAAATACAAAATTATTTAAAGAAGCCGCAGATACTATATTATTAGCTATTGGCGTTGACAAAACAGTGACAAATCTAGAATTAGCTGCTGGTAATGGAGCCTTATTTTTAAATGTAACTAATTCTGAATATTATGTATCAATTAAACAAACTATTGAAAATCAAGATACTTTTAAGGCAGTCGTAGATGCTACTACATTTTTAAGCTTAATTTCTAGTATTAGCACTGATGAGTTTGAATTAACAATTGTTGATAACAAAATAGTCATTAAATCTGGTAAAAGCAAATATTCAATTCCATTAATATATAAAAATGATAAATTACTGGAAGTGCCAGTAATTAGAGTTGATGAAGCAGCAGTAGAAATGCAAATTCCACTAGCTATTTTACAAAGTATTTTAAATATTAATGGCAAAGAAATTGCAAAAATTAAAAAATTAGACACCGATGAATTACAACGTTTATACTTTGTAGATGAAACAGGTTGCTTTACTTTTAACTCTGGTGCTTGTATTAATTCATTTACATTAGCTAAACCTGTAAAAATGTTATTAAATGATAGAATAGTTAAATTATTTAAATTATTTGATGCTGATGTAGAATTTAAGCTTGGTTATGAAACAACTCAAGCCGATAGAAAGTTAACTAAAATTGCTATGACTGCTAATAATGTTTATATGGCAGCTATTATTCCAAGTGATGATATTTTATTAAATAGAATGGCACAACCTTATGAAACAGCTAAGAAATTTTTAACATTAGATTATAAGTATAATGTAGAAATATCAACTACTGATCTAGAAACAGTAATTAATAGAATAGCTCAATTTACAAAAAATAGTGTTGAAAAAGCTAACATGTCCTGGATTAATATTTTAGTTACTATTAAAGATAATGAAGTGACTATTAAAGATACTTTTAATAATATAGAAGTATTTAATACAATTAATAATACAGCTACTAGTGAATCTTATGAATTTCCAGTTAACCTTCCTGATTTAAAAGCTGTTGTTGATTCATGTAAAAATGAAAAGTTAAGTCTTTTCTTTGGAAATTATAAAAATATTTTAATTACAAGAGATAATATCTTTAATATTATACCAGAAAGAAGAATACGTTAATGGCAACTAATCGTGGAAAACAATTCGAGGCACATTTTAAGGCCGATTGACAAAAATCTTTTCCACACACATGGATTTATCGTTTGCCCGATCAAGTAAGTCGCTTTAAGGGCACTTCAAAAAATCCATGTGATTTTTTAGCTTACAATAATAGTATTCTTTGAATGTTAGAATGCAAAGAAACAAAAGAAGGAACATTAAATTTTTCAAAGATAGGTCAGTTTGATCTATTAAAAGCAAATTTAGGTTATGATGGTGTTAAACCTTATCTTATTATTTGGTTTGAGAGTTTTGATAAGATTTTTGCAGTTCCATTTCAAGAAGTTGTTAGAATGAAAGATGATGAGCTAAAGTCAGTCAGTCTTAAAAATTTAGAAAAAAAATTGTATAAAAATATTGAAATACCATCAGTTAAAAAAAGAGTATTTTTAGAAAGTGACTACTCTGTATTAATTGAGTTTGAAAACTCATTAACTGAAATTTAGGAGGTTAATATTATGGCAAGTGATAAGTTAAATAATGCGCTTGAAAAGGTTGGAATGTGTTATGGCGATTTAGTTAAAATTGCTAATGACATGTTAAATGATGTTGTATCACCAGCCAAAGCATTAATAAGAGAACAATTAGATAAAAATATTAATAGTTTATCTATTGATGCACTACGTGACTATATGTGACAACTACAGGTGCAATCATTTAGTTTAAGTGAAATTAAAGAAAAAGCTGTATTTAAAGCAGATTTGGCAGATGCTTTGCAAAAAGAAGCTTATGCAATTAAGTTTAATGAAATTGATGGCTCTGCTGCAGTAAAAGAAAAGCAAGCAGTTGTAGCAGTTTCAGAGGAAATCTTAACTGAAATACTATATAGCTTATGTGCTAATTTACTAAAGACTACATTAGATGAAATTCATAGAGCTATTGATGCTCTTAAGTCTATTTTAATGTCTCGTATGCAAGAAACTAAGTTTATGCAAGTAGGACAGACTTCAGAAATTCCTGGCACAACTAATGGTAGAATAATTTTAAATGAATAAGGAGATACTAGATGGCAAGTATTTTAGAAATTGCTAAAAGACTTGGTATTCTAATTAATAGATATCGCAAAAAAGTTTAATAAACATTGACTAAATTAAATATAAGTAGGAGATGATTATGAAACAATATTGCGTATATATCCACAAAAATAAAATAAATAATAAGATCTATGTTGGAATAACTTGTCAAAAACCAATATATAGATGAAAAAATGGTAGTGGTTACCCAAAAAGCACACAGCCAAAAATGTATAATGCTATTAAGAAATATGGTTGAGATAACTTCGAGCATATTATAGTAGCAGAATCATTAACTTATGAAGAAGCTAATAAGCTTGAACAAGAGTTAATACTTAAATATGATTCATTTGTAAATGGCTATAATATGTCATTAGGCGGTGATGGAAATAAAGGACATATTGTTTCTGAAGAGTTACGTCAACAAATGAAATCTACTCACCGTGTGCCACATCCAGGCGCACAAGGAAAAACATTTTCAGAAGAGCATAAAAAGCATTTAAGTGAAGCAAGACGTGGTAAAAAATTTGGGCCAAGATCAGCTGAAACAAAAGATAAAATAAGTAAAGCTTTATCTGGAAAAATAGTTTCTAATGAGACTCGTCAAAAAATAAGTCAAGCAAGCAAAGGACGCCAATCATGAAATAAAGGATTAACTGGCATTCCAGGCCATTTACAATCCGCAGAAACAAGAAGAAAAATTGCAGAACAAAATGGTTATGCTGTTGGAGCTTATAATTTAGAAACAGATACATTACAGTTAACATTTGTTTCAATTACAAGTGCAATAAACTATTTAAGAAAAGAAACTCAATATAAAACTGCTAATAGAAATACACTTGTTAATTGTATTAAATTAAAAAAGCTATATTGTGGATTTATATGAAAAATAATTAAAAATTAAAGGAGATTAAAATTTATGGCAACATTAGCCGAAATTGTTAAAAAAATAAATCACGAATATAAGGATGATAATCTAGCAATTATTAGTAATATCAAGCCTAATTATAAAAGATTAGCAACCAATGCATTTGGTTTAGATTATATTTTAGGTGGTGGTCCTGCATTAGGTAGAATTGTAGAATTATCTGGAGTTGAGCATTCAGGTAAAACAACTGCAGCTTGTGTAATCTTAGCTGCCTACCAACGTGCATTCCCAGATCAACTCTGTGCATATTTTGATATTGAGCACTCACTAGATTTAAAGTTTCAAGCAAAAATGACTGGGCTTGATTTATCTAAATTAGTTTATGTTTCTCCAAATGGTTTATCAGGAGAACAAATTTGTGACATGATTGTTGAATATCAAAAAGCAGATGATATTGGCTGTATTGTGTTAGATTCACTTCCTGCAATGCTTCCTTCTGCTGTTTTAGATAATGATTTAACTAAAGATCAAGGCCTAAGGGGTTCCATGGCCAAAACATTCCATAAGTTCTTTCCAGAAATGAATGATCTAGTTGCAAGAAAAGAGAATTTATTTATTGCAATTAATCAAGTTCGTGATGCTGGTAAGACATTTACTGGTATTCAATTATATAAAGAAACTGGTGGTTCGGCACCTAGTTATTATGCTTCATATATTTTAAGATTTGGTAAGCGTAAATTTACATTAGGTGATGATATGGATGCTTGTGGTGCAAAGAATGGTGAAGGTGCAGATGGCTTCCGTCTTAGCTTTAAAGTATTAAAGAATAAATGTGGATCTTGTGCTCGTGGTGGTGGTTATATGACATTTAGATACGAGACTGGATTTGACTGGATTAATGACTTACTTGAAATAGCGCTTGGCTTTGGATTTATTCATCGTATTAATAATGTAACATATGAATTAATTGATTTAAATACTGGCGAAGTATATACTGATGAAGATGGTGAATTATTAAGAGGAAAGAAGAATGATTTAATAGAATATATTAAAACAAATATTCAATTCCAAACAAAATATTTAGCTATGTTGAATGATTATATTTCACAGGATGATTCAAAATCTTATGGTCAATTATTAGATGAACGTGTAAATGCTGAAATTGATGAGCAACAAGTTGCAATCGATCATCAATTTGATGCAGGAAATCAAGAATAAGAGGCAGTATATAAATGGCTTTTGGTACTAAGATTAGAGAAAAAGAGGGAGAAAAAATTCCTACAAGATTTAGAAGTAAACGTCAAGAAGAGCAAGTAGCAAAAGCTGTTGGTGGCCAAAGACAACCTAACTCTGGAGCTACACCATGAGCACCTGGAGATGTGAAAACTGATAAGCTACTTGTCGAATGCAAAACTAAAATGACACCGAGTGAGTCTATCTCTGTTAAAAAAGAGTGATTAATTAAAAATAGAGAAGAAGCAGTTTTTATGGGTAAGCCATATAGTGTAGTTGCATTTAATTTTGGCCCTGATGAAGAAAACTACTACATTCTTGATGAAAGTTTATTTTTAGATTTTTTAGAATATTTAAACAATAAAGAGCTTTAATTAGCTCTTTTTTATTGTATATTATTTTGTAATAGAGGTTTAATATTATGTTAAAATCAATACAAGACCAATTAAATAAGACTCAATATACAGATTTAAGTAATTTTGATGAAAAAACAAATACTTTTATAATACCAAAATATACTAAGCCTGTGTATGAAACTAAAAAATGTTATTTAGTACAATTAAATAGTAGTATTTTAAATAATCCAAATTCATATGTAGCTGCTAATATGAATAATGGGCGTTTTCCAACAGATGAGTATTTAAAAATATATGTAAATAATGTTAGTGGAAAATTTATATATGTAAATGGACTTGTGTATGATATTATAAATAAAAAAGACTTATTAAAAATGTGATCCGGCTGATTACCAATTGATGAAATTACAATGATATCTAAAATGTAGGAGTGTGATTTAAGTGAATGAATCTTTAGCTGTAAAATATAGACCAAAAGATTTTTCATCAGTAGTTGAACAAAATATTAGTGTTCAAATATTAAATAAAGTTATTGAAACAGGACAATTTAAAAATGCTTATTTATTCTGCGGTCCATCTGGAGTTGGAAAAACAAGTATAGCTAGGCTGTTTGCTAATGCTATTAATAAGGGCGCTGGAGCTCCAATTGAAATAGATGCAGCTTCTAATAATTCTGTTGATCAAGTACGTGAGATTATTGCATCTTCAACTACAAGAGATTTATTTGCAGAATATAAAATTTATATTATTGATGAATGTCATGCAATTACAACACAAGGTTGGCAAGCATTTTTAAAAGGTCTTGAGGAACCACCAGCATATACTATTTATATTTTCTGTACTACTGAACCAAATAAAATTCCTGCTACAGTACAAAATAGATTACAAAGATTTAATCTTTCAAAAATATCTGATCAAGGAATAGAAGAAAGATTAAAGTATATTTGTGCTAATGAGGGCTTTACTAACTATGATCAAGCTTGTAATTTTATTAGTAAATTAGCACACGGTGGAATGAGAGATGCAATTTGCTACCTTGAACAATGTTCAGATTATTCAAAAGATTTATCTATAGAAAATGTAAAGGCTGTTCTTGGTGATATTTCTTATGAGTTAGATGCTAAGTTTACTAATTATTTATTAGACAAAAATAAAACGGCAGTATTAGCAATTTTAGAACAATTATTTGCAGATGGTAGAGATCTTAAAAATTTTATTGATATATATTTAGATTTTATTCTTGATTTAATTAAATATAAATTATTTAACAGTATAGAATTAACTGGAATTCCTAAATATTTAAGCGAAATAAATGATGATAAGATTAATGTAAATAAGTTAATTTCAAGAAATAATATTAATTATTATTTAGATAAAATAGTAGAAACTTTAATTGAGCTAAAATCTAATTTAAGATATGAAGCTGCTTTTAAAGCTATAATTGAAGCATATTTTATTAAAATTATAAATGAATTAGGTGATTAATAAATGATTGGGCAAGAGAAGCTATTAAATATTATAACTAAATATACATTGGCAACTATGCCCAAGACAATATTATTCTTAGGACAAAAGGGCTGTGGAAAACATACTATGTCTAAGCTACTAGCTACTCAACTTAACTTGCCAATAGAAGAGCTAAATGCAGATACTACTGCTGCTCAATTAATTGACTTTCAGTTAAGAACTATACCATATTTATATTTAATTGATTTAAGTGTTATTACTGAAAAGCAACAAAATCAATTTTTAAAGTTTATTGAAGAACCAAGCTCAAATGTTTATATTATATTAATGGCAGAAACTGAATTTTCAGTCTTAAATACTATTTTAAGTAGATGTGTTAAATTTAAATTTGAAGAATATACAAATGAACAATTAGCACAGTTAAATATTGATTTTGGAGAAGACTCAAATTTAGCTTTTGAAATCTGTAAAACTCCAGGCCAATTATTATCGACTGATATAACAAAAATAAAAGCTATGCAATCATTATGCAATTCAATATTTGATAATATACTAAGAGCTAACTATGCTAATTTAATGTCACTAATAACTAAATTTAATTATAAAGAAGATTATAATAAGTTTGATCCAAAATTATTTTTAAATTTATTTTCTACATTAGCATATAAAAGATACATTGAGTCTAATTGTTCAAATATTTATTTAAATGTTGGAAATTATGCAACAAGATATACACAACAAATTAATGGCATATCACAAAGTTTTGCTGAAAATATTATGATAAATTTCTTATCTGGCCTACAACAAACATTTAAGGAAGTGAATTAAATGATATTATCACAATTAAAAGATCAAATTAAAGATAATACATTAGCAGATGATTTTTTAATATTTAAGTATACTGATAATACTTTTTTGATTGATCAATATATTGAAGCTATCTGCAATCAAAAAGGTTTAATAAAGCATGTTGTTGAAAGTATATTTGAAATAAATGCTAGTGCTGGTGATTTTATCAAAAATACAGACTCTAACTTAAATATAATTTATACGGATGAATTTAATGATTATATGGATATTTATCCTAATAATACTATTGTAGTATGTAAGAAAATTGGCGATAAATTAGATGGAGCTATTGATGAACAATGTGTAGTTGAATTTATTAAATTACAAGACTGGCATATTGTTGATTATATTTTATCACAATGTTCTGGGCTTGACAGAGAAGATAGTCAATGGTTATGTAATGCAGCAAATTTAGATATTTATAAAATTGAAAATGAATTAGATAAAATAAAATTATTTGATCAAAAACAACAAAGGCATGTATTGCAAGCGCTAAGATATGAAGAAAATTCTGAGCTTTATAATGCTACAGTTTTTGATTTTACCGATGCTATAATTACTAGGGATATACGAAAAATTTCTGATATCTTAGAACATATAAATAACTGCGATATTGAGCCTTTAGGGGTCGTTAAATTGCTTTTAAATAAGTTCAAGCTAATTTTATTAGCTAATAAACAAAGTGGCTTAAATGCGTCAGATTTAGAGATATCTCAAAAGTATTTTAATGCTCTTAGCTATTATTATAAAAGCTATACACCAGAGTATATTAAACCAAGATTAGAATTTCTTGCGGTCATTAATACAAGATTAGCTCAAGGTAAATTAGAAATGACTAAAGATCAATTAATGACTTATATGCTTTATCATATTTTATAAGAGGTGATTTATTTTTGGAAGATTTAGAAAAATATTCATATTCAAAATTAGATACTTACATGCAATGCCCATTTAAATATAAATTAGTATATATAGACAAGAAAAATATTTATACAGATAGTGTTGCAACTTTAATTGGAACACTTGTTCATGCAACTGAGGAAAATATTGCTAAACTAATTCAAAAAAATGAACCAATTGATTATATTAAACTAAAAAATAATTTTATTATTAAAATAGCTGAAATTGAAAAGAAGTTTTATAAAGATTATTGAACTCCGGATAAAAACGGTGTTTTATATAAAGATAAAATTTATTTTTATTTAGATAAAGGAATTTACCGTCTTGAGAAATTTATGAAAGAACATCCAACTTATAAAATAGTCGGAATTGAACAGGAATTCCTATTTGATTATGAAACAGCTAAAGTTAAAAAATGTAAATTTAAGGGTTTTATTGATAGAGTATTTTATGATACTGCTACTGATAAATATATTATTCAAGATATAAAAACTTATGCAGAGCCAATTAGTGATGAAAAACTGACAACACCTTTACAATTTGTATTTTATACCCTAGCAGCAGATAATTTGTGGGGAGCTAAAGAAAACCAAATTATATGTCAATATGATTTACCATTTTTAGACCTTACTCAAGATGCTGGAACTAAAGGCTATATGACTCGTGGCAAAGCAAAATTAGAAAAATTATTTGGTAGTATTGATAACAAAGATTTTAAACCAAATCCAACTCCATTATGTCATTGGTGTATATTCTGTCAAACTAATCCAAATCAGCCAGAAGCTGCTAAACACCTTTGTCCATATTATAGTCATTGGACAAGAGAAAATAAAACATTTAAAACAGAAAATGAGTGGCAAGGTATGGAAAACCATAAACTTGTATTGGAACATTATCTTAAATCGCACAATGTCAGCCAAATAGAGGGAGGTGAATTGAATGGCAAAAGTAGTAGTAACTAAAAATACTGAAACTGGTGAACCAGAATCAATTGAAAATCTTCTAAAACGCTTTAAAAAGCAAGTTGTTAAGGATGAAATATTGTTAGAATGTAAGAAACGCCAATATTTCAGATCTAAGGCAGTTAAAAGACAAGAAAAGTCAGCTGCAGCTCAAAAACGTTTAAAAAGTAAGAAGAAAAAACAAATAAGAGCATTTTAAAAAATAGGAGAATTATTGAATTCTCCTTTTCTTTTTACTGTATATTATATGAGAAATTTTTTGTAGGAGGTAGTCAAAAAATGCTTACACAAGAACAAATTTTAGAGAATAAGACTAAATTTATAACTTTATTGTCTGAGCTAAATATTGATATTACAAATATATTTAAATATTTAGAGGCAATAGATTATTTTAATCAACCATTAACAGCAAATGCTCAGGGAGCATATCCTGGCGGTTTATGTAGCTATGCACTTGCATCTTTTAGAGAACTAAGCCAATTAATTATGGCATATTGTCCAACAGTATATACTAAAGAAGATGCTATTAAAGTAGCTTTATTTAAAGATATATTTAGAGCAGAGTTATATGAGCAATATAATGCTAATGTTAAAAATGAAACAACAGGTGCCTGGGAAAGTATTAAAGCTTATAGAGCTAAAAAAGAACACCCAACTTTTGGTGATTTAGGTTTTAGTTCTTTTATGATTACAAAACATTTTATAGATTTAACAGATGATCAAATTGAAGCAATTTGTTTGGCATCAAGTAGAACATTATCTGGTCAGGATATGCCAGAAGTTTTAAGATCATATAAATTATCAACATTAACAATTATGGCGGAATTAGCTGTTCGTTATATTAGTGATTGGGAGTAATTAATAATGGCAAATAAAGTTTTAATTTTCAGTGATGTGCATTGGAGCACAACATCAAGCGTTATTAAAAAAAGAGGTACAAAATATTCAACTAGATTAGAACATTTAATTAACAGCATGAACTGAGTAAATAAACTTGCTGAAGATGAGGATTGCTCTTTTATGATCTGTGCTGGTGATATGATGGATCAAAGTGCTTGTAATGATGAAGAGATCACTGCAACACGTGAAATAGAATGAAATGATTTAAACTGCTATTTCTTATGTGGAAACCATGAAAGTAGTGTAAATGATTTAAGTTTTAGTACAGTAAAATTATTTGAAGGTAAGAATCATTTTATTATTGATAATCCATACTTATTAGAACCAAAAAATACTACAACACAAATTCATTTTATTCCATATATTGTAGAGTCCGATCGTACTGATTTAGCTAATTATTTAACTAATGTGGATAAGAGTAAAAAACAAGTAGTAATAAGTCATAATGATATTGCAGGTATTCAATACGGTGGATTTACAAGTAAGCTTGGCTTTAATATTACAGAAATTGAAAATAATGTTGATTTATACTTAAATGGACATTTACATAATTCTGAATTTATAACTAAGAAAATCTTAAATGTCGGTAGTTTATCTGCCCATAATTTTACTAATGATTCATTTAATTATAAATATGGAGCTTGAATTTTAGATTTAGACACACTTGAATTAAAATTCTTTGAAAATCCTTATGCTTTTAATTTTTATAAAATAGAAATAAATGATAGCAAAGATTTAAAAGTTTTAGATACACTTAAAGAAAGTGCTGTTGTAACTATTAAATATAATGAGGCTTTAGATAAAGAAGTTAAGCAATTAGTACAGTTAAATAAAAATATTATATATTGTAGATATATAATTAAAAAAGATATAGTATCAACTAGTTTAATAGAATCAAATATATCTAATTTAACTGTTGATTATATTACCAAATTTGCTGAATTAGCTCTTGAAAAATTAGAAAATACACAAATATTGTCAGATGAACTTGCAATTATTTGTGCTTAAAAAAATAAATATTGATATATCGTATAATAATATATAAAGTTAAGAAAGTTGGTAAAATTAATGTTAACTTTTAACAATATAGTTTTACATAATTTTGGTAGCTATAATCACACAGAGCTAGACCTAAAAGATAAAGGTTTTTGTATTGTGTCTGGCCGAAATTACTGTAAAAAAGATAATGCATTTAGCAATGGTAGTGGTAAAACTTTTTTATTCCATGGAATATGTTTTGCTATTACTGGTGAGACAGTTAATGGATTACATAATAATTTAAAAAATATAAATATTGATGAAAACTTAGCTTATGTAACGCTTGATTTTAATGTTGATTCTGATCACTATATTATAACAAGATACATAGAGCCAAAATCAGATTTAAAAATAATTAGAAATGATGTGGATGTTTCAGGAAAAGGAATTAGAGAATCAGAAAAGAAATTAAGTGAGTATTTACCTGATTTAACTAAGGACTTATTAGCTTCTACGATTATTTTAGGGCAGGGCTTACCTAATAAGTTTACAGCCTTTAGTCCCGTTGGAAGAAAAGAACTCTTAGAAAAATTAACAAAGTCTGATTTCATGATTGAAGACATGAAAACCAGAATTGCTAAACGTATTGAGGAATTAAATAGAAAACTAAGAGAATATGAAGATAGTTTATTAGTAAATAATACACAATTAACTAACATTAATGCTTTAATTACAAAAACAGAGTCTGAGCTTGCTAGTACTGCAAAACCAGAAAATGATTCAAAAGTAAAGGAATTAACAGAATTAATTAGTGATATTAATAATAGACTGGCAGTTATTAATTTATCTATCACTGAGATAGAAGCTGATGTTGAAAAAGAAAATGCTAAGTTATTAAAATATAACGAAGATAAAAGCACAACATTAGCTGCCGAGGCAGAAGGTTATAATAATCGTTTTAGAGATGAGTCTATTGCTAAGGTAAAACTTGAGTCTGAAATTAACTCATTAACACTTGAAATTAATAAATTAAAAAATATTACAGACATTTGTCCAACATGTGGCCAAAAAATACCAGGTGTTCAAAAACCTAGTACTATAAAGCTAGAAGAAAGTCTTAGCGAGTTAAATGTTAAATTAGTCAATCAAAATAAAACTATTGCTGAAATAAATCAAAAGCATATTAATAATCAACAGATTATAAATAATAGTTTTTCAGGTGACATTAAATCAAGTTCAGATTATTTGGCAGCTCTTAAAATTAATTTAAATAAATTAAAAGAAACCAAAAATAGTCTTACTAATGAACTAAGCGTAAATAGTGGTTTATTAGAGAAAATAAATTATGATCTGCTAAATTATGACAAAACAATTAATAAGCTAAAAGCAGAGCTTTTAGAAAGTACAAAACAAAAACAAAAGTATGAGAGTATAATAAAGCTTACTGAAGAAGGTAAAAATGATACAGTTGAGCATCTGTCAATAGTTAGAAAATTAGATTCTTTAAGTAAAAGAGAATATAGAGGCTATATATTAACTAATATAATTAATCATTTAAATATAAAAACAAAAGAATACAGTAGATTAGTATTTGGTACTGATGAATTTGAAATTTATTTAGATGGTAATGCACTTGATATTTCATATTGTGGTAAGTTAGTTGAAAGCTTATCTGGTGGTGAACGAACAAGAGTTGATTTAATTCTACAATTTGCAATTAGAGACCTATTAAGTTCACAATTAAATATTACATCAAATATCTTAGTGTTAGACGAAGTTACAGACTTTTTAGATGCTACAAGCTGTGCTGCTGTTATGCAGTTAATAGAAAATGAATTAAATATGGTTGAGTCTGTATTTATTATAAGTCACCATGCAGAGTCATTAAATTTATCTTTTGACTCAGAAATAAAAGTAGTTAAAAACTCAGAAGGAATAAGTGAGGTATATTAGAGCATGTTATGAAAGAAACCAGCCGGAGTACATTACACAGAACTATGTATGTTTATTGATGAAAATGTACCCTTAATTTTAGAACCAGGAAAATATCCACAACTAGAGGATAAGATATATAATTATCTGTGATTAGTTGTAAAAGCTTTAGCTATTAAAAAGAGAATGTTTACTAATTTCTCTGACTATGATCCATTTTCTTTTTATGCAGCTAATAGATTATTTTTTGCATTAAGAAAAAATCTAATAAATCAAGGTAAAGTAATTAAAGGAAAAGAAATAAGACCGATAAAATCATGTTTAAACTATATGAAAACATTACTTTATCCTATGAAGGTTGAATATCAAAATGAAAACTATAAAATAGTTATATCAGAAGAATTTGTAGCTAAAAAATTTGATGCTTTTAAGTATGAAGAACAGTTAAAGAATGAAGTTAGATATAGTAAAGAAGTAGTCGATCAATTCCATAAATATGTTACAGAAACATTTTCAAGAATAGATATGGTAATAGATAAAGTATTAAAGAAATCACCATTCACAAGTAATACGCTAGATTATAAAAAAATTAAAATATCTATATTATTAAATAGTTTACATTCATTAAGAACAAAAAAGAAGCTTGAAGTTGATAATGGAGCTATAATATTGTGGAAGCTCCCAAAAACTATGACAAGCTATGTAAGATTATTATTAAATGAATTCTATTCTGAAATTAAACTACAAATTATGGAATGTTATGAAGTAGTAGCTGTCGATGATAACATGATAGAAAAAATAATATCAGGTCAGGATGGACAAAACTATGAGTACGACGAATAATGTTACAAAAAATCTTAATACATTACGTTTATCTGACATATATTCTTTAATGCTATTTATATTATATAAATTACAAGATAATCCAGATTATGCAGTATTAAGTGAACTTTGCTATCTGTTAGACGGAGCAAATTTAACAAGATTGTTAGCTTATTTTGAAGGTAAAACAGTAACTTTTCCTACTGCTGATGATATGTCAATTTTAACAGCTGCATTATTGCTATACCAATATATAATGGTAGACGGTATGAGCTTGACAGAAGCTCAAGGAAAATTAAATAATGTTACACCTAAAAAGAAAGAAAAAGCAACAAATTTATTCTTACAGATTGTTCCTATAATGAAACAATATAATGTTGACAGAGGAAAATTTAAATATGTCAAATCAAAATCAAGAACAAGAACAAAAAAGTAGGCCAAGTGAGACCTACATTTCAAGAGGTGAAAGAACTTTTGAAACACGCTTATTATTTATTTATGATTTATTCAATGAACCATATGAAAAAATAGATATAATGACAAGTTGTGTAAAATTTAAACTAAATACTTCCTTAGAGGAGTACTTATGGGCTTTACACAAAGTTGATTGAGCAATTAAAGGTAAAGACCCAATGAAATTATTAAAAAGAGTGGACGGTTAGAAAAAATGATACAACATAATTTAATTGAAAATTTAAGTAATTATACAAAAGTGCCTAATAAAATTTTAACAGAATTAAATAGAAAGGCAGAACTTTGTATTGGAAGTGCAATCAATGATGCTTTATTAGCAGGTGAAACTGATTTATTAATCAATATTGGTGTAGGAGTACTAAGTATTAATTTAACTGATATGCAATGTAAGTTTACACCTGGAAAGGATTTAAAGCAAATTATCAAAACTAGTATTGCTTCAAAAGTTGATCCATTAGAACTTGAATTAGATAAAGCATTAGCAGACAAATTAGTTGCAATTTGTGAGGGAATATAATATTATGGCTGATTTAGGTAGTGATCAAGAAAAAGAAGTAAAAAGTTTACAAATTAATAACTTAGCTGATGAACTAGAACTACTTAATGAGGAGTCAAAAGAAATTATTAATCAATTAATTCAAGAACAAGATCCTGAAAAAACAAAAGATCTAACTAATTTATTTAATATTAATCAAACTAAAAAAACAATGGCTAGAATTGATAAATTAAATAATGTGTTAGATGGCTTAACAGATGAAACAGCTAGACGACTTGTTTCAAAACCTGATCAAATTTCAACAAAAGAATTACTTGATGCAATAAAAATTACTCAAGATGTTCTTGAACGTAGCCAAAAACAGGCAAGTGGCATTAATGATGCACCATTAATTCAAATTAATACACAAACAAATATAAAAGAAGTAAAAGCTGAAACAATGTCACGTGAATCAAGAATTAAAGTTCAAAATGTAGTCAATGAGTTATTAAAAAACATAAACACAGAAGTACAAGCAGCAGAAAAAAATGATATTATTGATGCTGAAGTTACTGACATAGGAGATAAGACTGATAATGACTAGTGATATTACTAAATTATTAAAAAAATTAAATATAAAAGACACAGGAAAGTATGATAATCATTTTTATGTTATCCAACTTTCAGATAGTGATGAATATGCAAAATATTATACAAAGCTTGATGAGCTAGCAATTAATCAAGAAGATCCTGGTTTTGGTACAAATACTAATAATACAACAGTAAAAGTTACCAATTATTTTGAAATAGAAGTTGACAGTGTTAAATACCAATTATTTTTAATTGCAAATTTTGTAGATGACACTTATTATCTAAAAATTAAGGAGCAAAATTAGATGATCTATGATTATAATCAAGCTACAATGTTTCTAAATACCCTAGAAGTCAAAGATTTTGGAAACACAGCTATTAGATCGACAACAGAAGAGGGATTGGAGCTATATTTAATAATTGCAACAAGTCAAGGATCAACATTACTTATAGAATTTGGTCCAATTTTACCTGACTTACCTGTTTTACCTAAAGGATATAGCTTAAGTTGTTCAACTTTTGCATTTAAAGAATCAAAAATAGACAAAGCAATTACTGATTTATTAAACAATACAAAGTATCCAGCAGTAAATGCTGAAGTAATTGACCCTTTAGATGCATTATGTGCTCTCCCAAATATTAAAGAAGTATTAGAATATCATATGTCAGAGGAGCATTAATAAATGGCAAAATTACAATTAGCAATATATTATAAAAAAATGCTTAATCAGTACTTAGAAATGAAAAAAGATTTAGCTGATTTTGAAAAAGCACTTGCTGATGGCTATATTACAGAAGATAAATTAGTTGAAGTAAAAGAAGATGTAGCAAAGTTGGAAGCAAATTATGAAAGAATAGCTTTTATAATGTTTAAATTAGAAGAACCAAGACAATCAAAGAGAAAAGAAAAGTGGAAAAAACAAAATAGTGAGCTTTTCTCTATGTTTAATGAATTAGGTGCTGATGTTGATTCAGTAGAAGATGAAAACGAAAGTCTTTTAAAGTCAATGAAAGAGCAATTAAAGACAATTTTAGAGAATAACAAGGAAAATAAAGATTAAAATAGGTAATTTTATACCTATTTTTTTGAATAAAGGAGAAAATTATGTGCGAAATTATAACAGATATAGAAAAATTGAATGAACCATCTAGCCCATTACAATTTTTAGATGGCGAAGTTACACATAAAGAAGAGGGAATTGAAATAATTAATAAATTAAAAAGTGCATTAGAGCAAAATAAAGATTTATTAGCTATTTCAGCACCTCAAATTGGAATTAATAAAAGAGTTATTTGTATAAAATTTAATGATGTTATAAAAACTTTCATTAATCCAATATTAACTAAGAAAAAAGGAATGGTAATTGCTCCTGAAACCTTCTATGGCATGACTGGAAAAGAGATTTTAATTGGAAGACCTGAAGAAATATCACTTGTTTATTATAATGAAGACTTTAAGTATGAAGATAATAAATTATTAGGACTTGCAGCTAGACTTTTTGACCAACAATATCAATTATTAGACGGTATAACACCAGCAGATCTTGGACTTGTATCAGATGTTGAAGCAGATGGCTCAATTTTTAATCTAACTGATGAAGAATTTAATGAACTTGCTGAATTTTATAAAAATTATGTGGCTGTAAAATCAAAAGCAGCAAAAGAACAGCTAGATACAGATGAGGAAGTTGCAAAAAATTATAAGTCTTTGAAATTTTCTGAAGATGTTATCAATGGTAGAACTTTAATAATTGATGAAGCTGATACAGAAGCAGTTGCTCAAAAGAATAGAACAATGAATTTTTATAAAAATCAATCAAAAAAGCAAGCTCACCAAATAGAATTACAAAATTTTACTAAAAAACACAGAAAGTAGGAGGTAACTATATGACAGAAGAATATATTAAGGACTTTAGTGGCTATATTTTAGGTTATATCGTGCATGAAGACAATGGGGACGAAAAAGTAGTTGATTTTGATACTAGAAAAGTGCTTGGTTATTATAAAGCATCTGAAAATACTACAAGAGAATTTTCTGGTAAAATAGTTGGACGTGGAAATAGACTATCTGAATTATTATATAAAGAAAAGAATAAAAATAAATAATAGTATAAGAGGCAAATATTAATGGCAATTCAAATTAATAAAGATACTAAAATATTAATACTTGTGGAGTCTCCCTAACAAGGTAAAAACTGTCCAATCTATTGTAAAAAAACTGGGTTATACTAAAACAATGGTTGCTGCAACAATAGGACATACAACTAGAATTAAAGATAATAAAAACAGCTATAAAAACTCAGGAATTCATCCAGATAATAATTTTAAAATTGACTGAGAAGTATCACCTGATAAACAAAAAGTTATTGAAGAGTTAAAAGCTAAAGCAAAAGCTGTTGATTTAGTCCTAATTGCATCAGACCCCGATAGAGAGGGAGAATGTTTAGGTAATCAAGTCAAAAATGTATTAAAATTAAAAGATAGTCAATACTATAGAATTACTTATCATAGTGTAACTGAGACAGATATTAAAAAAGCACTTGAAAATCCAACAAAAATGAATTTAAAATTATGTGAAGCTGCCGAATCTCGTGCAGCAGTAGATAAACTTGTTGGTTATTCATTAAGTCCAATTGCTAGAATGTATATTGGAGCAAAATCTGTTGGCAGATGTCAGTCAGCAGGGCTTAAATTAGTTGCAGATCGTGAAAAAGAGATAATTGATTTTAAACCAGAACAATATTTTGATATTTATTTAAAATTTAGTAAGAATAATGCTAATTTTAAAGCAAAATATATTGGTACTGATAAAGAAAAAATTGATCATTTAAAAAATATAGATGATGTTAATGCAGTTAAAATTGGTTGTGCTAAAAGTAAATTTATTGTAAAAGATGTTACTAAAAAAGAGAGACAAGAAAGTCCAAAGCCACCATTTTCTACTATTACATTTCAACAAGAGGCAGCTAGTAAACTAAATTTAAAAATAAAAGATGCTATGTCATGTGCTCAAAAGTTATTTGAAGGTATAAATGTTAATGGTGAACATATCGGTTTAATAACTTATCACAGAACAGACTCAACTGATCTTGCAGAAGACTTTATACCAGTCTTAAAGAATTATATAACTGATACCTATGGTCAAAAATCTTTTGTAACACCTAGAATTGGTAAAAAAACTGGTGATGAACAAGAAGGACATGAGGCATTAAGAGTTGTAGACCCAAGCATGACTCCAGAAAAGCTTGCACAGTATTTACCAAATGATTTATATATAAAAGTATATAAGCTAATTTGGCAAAGAACTATTGCTTCAGCTCTTCCTAATGCTGTTTTCTCTGAAACTATATATACTATATATAATAACATTTATAAATTTAGTATGACCTCAAATGAGCTAGTTTCAGCTGGTTTTAAGACTGTTTATAATTATTCAGACGATCAAGATGATGAAAATCAAGTTGTAAAAGAAAGCTTCAAAGAAAATGAAGAATTGCAAAATACTTTACTTGAAGATATTTCAAAAACAACTACACCACCTGCAAGATATACTGAAGCTAGCCTAGTTAATGCACTAAAAAAATATGGTATAGGTAGACCTTCTACTTTTGCTACAATAGTTGAAACAGTTCTAAGCCCAGTAAGAAACTATGCTACCTTAGATGGCAAGTCTATTGTACCAACAGATAAAGGAATGCAGCTTGCAGCATTTTTAGATAGATCATTTTCTAATATAATAAATTTAAACTATACAAAACAAATGGAAGATTCACTTGATGCTATTGCTAATGGTAAATTAGATCATCTTGAGTTCTTAAATGGCTTTTTTAAGGATTTAACAACTACTATAAGCAATAATACAGAAACTGGCTTTGCAGAGACAGTAGCCCCTAAAAAGTGTCCTAAATGTGGAAGTGATTTAGTGGTTAGACGTAGTCGCTTTGGAACCCTATTTAGAGGCTGTAGTGGCTATCCTAAGTGTAATTACACAGAATCAGTTGAATAATAAGCTAAATTAAGTAAGAATGAGAAATTTTTCCTACTTAATTTTTTATTTTTAAAGGAGTATTAATGCTATGCTATTGCCATCTGCGTATTTTGAAAACAATAGTTATTATAATAGCTATAAAATACTAATTAATACAGCATTTGATTTAACCGTTCCAGTTGAAAAGCATCATATGATACCAGTATGTTACTATAAACAATTGTACCAGTGTAAAACACGAAAACAAGCGGAGAAATATGCAAATAGTGATCCAGCTAATAAGCTAGTTGATTTGCCATTACCTCAGCATATTCTTGCACATTATTATTTGTGTAATTGCTGCATCAATAAAGAACTAAAAGCTAGATTAATTAATGCTTTTTTAATGCTAGCCTCATTTAAACATAAATATACCTATTACTTATCAAAAAAAGATTCTGAGTTACTCAATGAATTCAAGACCTACTGTGAAAAAAAATTACAAAATATTTACGGAAAGAAAGTAATATGTATTGAAACAGGTATTGAGTATGTAAATATATGTGCTGCTAATGAAGCTATGGGAAAAAATCGTTATAACTATACAGGTATTCATAATGTATGTTATAAAATTGATAACCAACAAACAGCATGTGGCTATCATTGATGTTTTAGTGATAATATACAAGCTGTGGCAGATTTAAAAAAATTATATTTTAAACAAAATCCAGTAAAGCTTAAAAATCAAGCAAAGCAAATATTTTGTCCTGAAACTGGCTTAATTTTTAGATCAGCTTATGAGGCAAGTATTAAAATGGGTGTGTATAGAGATGCTATTTTAGCTTGTTGTAAACACTATTGAAAAACAATAAATACTTTTCATTTTTGTTTTTTAGAGGATAAAGATAAATTTAAGCCATTATCCAAACCAGTACGAAAACTAACAGCAGCTCAAAAACAATATATTGGGCAAAAAACTAAAGAGGCTATGTCAAAGCTTACTGATGAACAAAAAGCTGCTATGAAACTTAAAGTATATCAAAGCTGACAACTCAAAGATGCGCACTACTATAATAATGGTATTGAGGAGATAAGAGCTAAAGTATGCCCTGAAGGCTGAATGCCCGGTAGACTGGCTAAATATAAAACAAAAGGAAAACAAATTATTTGTATAGAACTTAATCAAGTTTTTAGCTCAATTGTAGAAGCGAGTAAAACACTAAATATTAGCCATGGCAGTATCTCAAATTGTTTAAGCTGTAAAAGTAAAACTGCTGGTGGATATCATTGAAAATATTATTAGTATTGAAAACTTTAATTAAACATAAAAATTACTTATTACACTAATTAATCGCTAAATTAATTAGTGTTTTAATTTATAGAGAATTGGAGGCACCTATATGAAACAAGATAAGGTCCGAGAAGCTTGACTACATGATGTACTGGTTACATGTGATTTAATGTCTCCTAAAAGACCATCAGATTATCAATTTATGTATAATGCTGAAGGATTTAGCTACTATAACAAGCTTAAAAGCTATTGTAAAAAATTAAAGGACTATATATTAGCTCATAACTGTAAAAATTGTGAATTAATTGATAGTATACTACAATATTTAACTACAATTAGATTTATAGGTGATATTAGTTATGGTGAACTTAAAAATCTAGCAGATTGAAAAAAAGTTGTTTATAATCATAGAAACAACAACTTTACACTAGAGGAAGAAGCAGACACCTTAGCAGAATTCTTTGCAAAAAATGGATTACTATGAATTTGTGATAAAAAAGATTATGATAACATAAATTCAACATTTTTTAAAGCATTAAAAAATTATAACTGTATAAAAGTTGTATAATATATAATAAAGGTAGGTAAAAATAAATGAGTTTTTATAGACTAGATGATAAAGAACAAGCAATTATTTATTTTATTTTTAATTACGGTGGTGTTAATGGATGGCAAAAAGATCTATTACAAGACCTTAGAAACTTAAAAAATTTTTCCGGGTGAGAAACTATTGCACCAGAAATTATCAATTACATAAAAGTAAGAAGCTTAGATGTTCGTATTGTTAATAAATTAGAAACTGATATTGAAAAAGAAAGACCTCAAATTGTATTTCCATTAGATTTTAAAGGTCAAGGTGCAAATGCAGCCATAACAGCTGCTGCTACAGGAAACTTTAATACACCAACTGCTGCAGATGTATTTGAGGCAGTTGTTAAATTTTGTGTAAATAAACAATTATATTGGGATGACTGTAATAAAAATTTAACAGTTTATGAAGTAAATGCTTTCTATGACACAACATTTGGACACATTGTTACAAATTTAAATGGTTTTACGTCTCAACCAGAACCATGGGAAGATAGTACTACAACAAGTACTACAACTAATACTCAGGCTGCTCCTAAAACTAGGGCACCTAAAACAGCTAATCCAAATGGGCCAGTTAAAGATTATAAGTCATTAGGACCTCTTGCAACAAAATGTAGAGATGTTAAAGATACTACAGTAATAGTAATTAATAGACCTATGTATAAAATTTCTGGAGTAAAAGGTACAAATAAATCAGAAGTTAATGCCTATATAAAACCAGTACTAGTTGGTGACTATGGACGTGGCGGTGATAGTAGTTCTACTAATAAATTGCTTTTTGGATCTGCCAAAGGCTATGGCTACTGTACTTGTTTATGGAGCAGTGTATCCGATGCAGATGCTGCACTAAAATACTTACAAGATAATAATAGAATTCCATCAGATGTAACAAATGTGCAAGTATGCAGCACTAATAATCAACATAGATTTATTAAAATAGGAACTGAAACTGGAGACTGCTATATTTCTGCAGGCAAAATTAACGAAGCATTAGGTGAAGAATTTGAAGAAGATCTTAACACTGAAGAAGTGTATGATAAATATAGTGAAATTTCACCAGAATTTTTTGAAGAAGTACTAAAAGACTAATAAGGAGAAGAGCTTAAAATGAAAATTGTTAAAAAAACTAATTTATTAAATGAATCAGTAAAAAAATTAATTGAAGCTGACGAAGAAGCACCAAAAGCTGAGGCAGGTGCAGAAGATGTTGGTGTAATTGAAGATCCAGAAACAGCTTCTACAAGTGAAATTGCAGATGAAATTAAAGATACTGTAGAAGTTGCAACTGACGGTCAAGAAACAGTCAGTGATAAAGCAGCTGTAGAAGTTGCTAAAGAAGCTGAGGAAATTAGTGATAAAATTGCTGCTGATACAACAATAATTGCAGAACCATTTAAGTTAGAAAAGAAAGAAAGAGAACAAACTTATATCTTAAATAATAGAATAACTAGATATTTAAATAGAGCTTGGCGTGAAGCAAAAAGAGGACAAACTGATGAGTTTGGTGAAGAATCATATGCTTATCCTAATGTATTAATAGTAGGACTTCCAGGATCTGGTAAGACTGCAATTGTTAATAACTGGGCAAGATCTGTTGGTGCTAATTTAGTATTCTTAGATGCTAAGAATGATGATTTAAAAGCTATGATAAATGGTTATGTTATTCAAGACCCAGATAGAAAATTAACAGTTACAAAAGCTGCTTCTGGTGCTTTAGATGATCTAGAAAAACCAAATTCTATACTATTCTTAGATGAATTTAACCGTCAAACAAACCAAGCAATAAGAGGATCAGTACTTTCATTAATTCAAGACCATACAATTTTAGGTAGAAATAATGAACCTATCAAATTCCCTAACTTCTTATTTACAATTGTCTGTACAAACCCAATTGCACGTACAGATAAAGGTGCATCTCCTTTCTTTGGAGCTGAATTAAACCGTTTTAAACATCAACTTTTTGATGAAGACTCAGATCCAAAAGTTACAGAGGAATACTTTGAAGCAAGATGGGCAAAAGGTCCAAACAGTGTAGTAAAAAGAATTATTGATTATGTAAACAAAAAATATAATGGTAAGTTTACTGACGAAGCTATAGCCGGCATTGAGCTAGCTTTAAGAAGATATGATTTAGGTAAGTTTATATTAAACCATGATGACTTTAAATATGATAATTTTGATGAGTATGAAGAAGCTACTGCTGAACAAAGAAACTTATTCTCTCAACGTCAATTAACAACTGAAATTGAAGGATTAGATGGTCGTATCAAAAATAGTGATGGTAGCTGGACTTTTGATGCACAAGCAATGGTAGATGATTTCTTAGATGATCTAGCAACTAATAACGGAAAGAGATCAACTGCTAACTTACTTGACACAACAACTGATATGCTAATTACTATCTTAAATGATTATAATATTCCATCAAGAGACTACTTATTTAGTCATAGTAACTATCCTGAAGTAAAGAATTTAATTGATCTTAGCTCAGGTGGAAATAATAATGCAGGTGGAAATAATAACAATGCGCCAGAAACAACTGGTCCTGATGCAGAAGAGAATGAATCAGATTGGAATAACAAAACACCTAAAAAACAGTCAGCACAAAATGATGATTGGGACGAAACAACATTAGATAATTCTATTAATCAATGGTTTAATTAATAATCATTATATAATGTAAATAATTTATAAGGAGATTATATAATGTTAACTTTTGAAAATTTTTTATTAAAAAATAATAGTCAATTAACTGAAGCTAACAATTATTATAGAGACGACAATATAGTAACTGGGGTAGAAAATAGATTCAAAAAGGATCTCTCTACCCTTTTAGCTAAACAAGGTTATAATAGATACAAAAAGCGTTTAGAAGCTTTTAATATTAGAATTTTGTTTCCAGGAGACCCTGAATTTGATCAAATTACAACTGCTGCTATATCATTTGATGATATGACAATATATGTAAATGCTGGAATGCTTAACCTAGATTATTATAAAAAACATGGTAATTTTAAAGAATTCGGTGATATTAATAAGGGACAATACAATTTTGAACAAATGAGTATGTTAATTAGACATGAGTTATCTCACAACTTATTAATGCATCAGATAAGAATGATTAAAAAATTATCTGATAAGTTTCCAGAATTAAAGTTAAGGACAAGTTCTAGCTTACATAAGTTATTAAATATTTTAGAGGACTTTGAAATATCTAATAAAAGATATACTGATAAAGATAAAGAGCTTGTTAGACATACTTACTTAAATGGCTGTTTTATTTCCGGTCTTGTTACTGAAGATCATAGAGGTGACTGAGCAAAAATGTCACTTGAAGATATGTATGATGCAATTAAAGCTGAAATATATGATATTGAGAATGTTAATTCTAAAGCTAATAAGTTTAAAAGTGGATATGGACCTTATGGTGCTTTAGGAAAAGATTCCGATTGGTGAGGAAAACCTGATTATAATGCCGTATTAACTCAAGCTTCAACTGAAGTAAATGCATATAAAAATAAGATGGATGAATCAAGTATTTACGATTTTAATGAGCTAAACCAAACTATTAACTATGTAAAATCAATAAATCCTGAGTTAGGTAAATCATTTGAAACAATTGCTAATAGCCTAAAAGCAACAATTGTAGATGATAAAAATACAGCTTATACACAACAAGATATTGAAAAATTCATTACAGCTGTTCAAGACTCTGCTTTTGATGAAACAGTTGACTTAATAAATAATAATACTGGTGAAGTTATATGTGAACATATTACAACACCAGAAGAAAAAATGTTTACAATAGAAGTATTAAATTTAATACTTGGAAAAACTCCATATAATAATGATTATAAAATATGGAAAGAGCAAATTGAAAAACATATTGATCCACAAGAATTTAGTGAAGATGAATTAAAAGAATTAATTGATATTGTTAGTAAGAATGCAAGTTCTAATTAGGTGGTGACTAAAATGACTGTTAAAAAGAAAAAAATTAATCTAAATACAAATGTATTATTAGAAGATAGACAAGATGATACAGCTAAAGTATTTGGTATGGATATAGCTGTTAAAGGTAATAAGCTAAGTAAAGAAGAACAAACTTTAGATGAGCTAAAAAGAAGAATCACTACCCTTAGAAGAGCTGCTCGTGCTGCAGAAAGCGGCGCAAGTAGTGCAAAGGCAGCTAATAATAGAACTGATGCAAAAAATTTAATTGAATTAAGTGATAAGCTTAATGCCTGGGCTAATTCTATTGAAGCAGAACTAAAACAGGAAGAAACTAATAATTTAATTAATAAAATTAATAATAATAATGATAATGAATCTGATGATGAGGCTGGTTCAAAAGACAAAGAGTCTGACAATAAGAATAAACCTAGCGATAACCAAGGTCAAGAAAATTCAGACCAATCAAATCAGTCTCAAAATGCACAAAGCAACGGTAACCAAACACAAAGCAATAGTAACCAAAATTCAAACTCATCAAATTCAAACTCATCAAACTCTGATAATAAAGCACAAGATCAATCAGATGAAAACTCAACTGACGGCCAAGCAAATAGTCAAACGGGTGGAACTAGCGGTACTGCCCAAACTAATAGTGGACAACATGATAATAGTAGTTCTGATGAGAGTGGCTCTGACCAATCTCAACAAGATGATGGTCAAGGCGGCAATAGCCAACAAGATCAAAATAATCAAGACAATAGTTCTAATAAAGAGAACTCTAATAATAAAAATAACGGACAAGATAATAACCAAAATAACCAACAATCTACTAATGGTAAAAATGGTAATGATGATGATAAGAAAAATCAACAACAAAATTCTAACCCTAAGATTGATCCAATAAAAAATCCATTTGATAAGCTTCCTAGAAGTGTCAAACCACTAACAAATAGTGAGCAAAAGAAAGTTGATGCAATAAAGCAAAATAAAACACAAACAAAAGAAGAAAAACTTGAATCAATTAAACAAGTGCTTAGTAAATTAGCAAGAGGCGAAGCTGATGGTGCATTAGCTGGCTTACAAGAAATTTTAAAGCAAAAACAAGCTTCATCAGGCAATCAAACTACTGAATCTTTATTACAAGAAGCTTCTATGTCAACTACTTTGGTTAATAGTATTTTAAAAGAAGTAGAAAGAAATATTAATAAAACTTCTAGTCAAGTAAAAGAAGATTCTTTTGATGGAATTATTAATGATATTTATAAAGCAATACAAACAATTGCTCCTGGTGGTTTTATACAATCACAAAGCTTAGAAGATAGAAAAGATATGTTAACTCAAATTGACTCTGACCCCGAAAATAATGTTGAAAATGATTATATTGATTTAGGCAAAAAGCAGCATACTGAAATTGAAACTGGTGTTGTTAGACCTCGTGAAGGTAAGGCTGTAAATTTACCTAAAATGGGTGCTTTTGAAAAAGCTTTATTAAAAGCTGCTCAATTAGATGCTATTGAAGTTGATGTTCAAAAACAAACTTGGGAAAAGCCAAATAGACATCACACAAATGATGGTATATTAGCAAAAGCAACTTACTGGGATAAGGAAGAAGAACCAGATATTCCAGTATATGCAGTTTTTATGGATTGTTCATCCTCATTTAGTGGCTATGATATTGATAGAGAGCTGGCAATTATTAATAAGCTTGAAAAATATCAAGAAGATGGTGTATTAAAATTACAAAAAACTTACTTCTCAGATCATCTTTTTGATAACTACAAGGAAGCTAGAGCTGAAGGCGGAACTACTGCAGGTCCAGCTATTTATGATTGAGTTAGACAAAATCAACCAGCTAATTTAATTATAATAACAGATAGTGACTTAGATGCTTTAATGGGAAACAAATCTTGGCCAAATCAAGTTCAATTAGAGTCAGCTCCTACCCTAAGACTTGAGGGAAATGTTTGGTTTATCTGGAAGGAAACAAGTTCTCCAAAATTTATGAAAAAATTTGCAGGTAAACGTGGCAATAATCAATATGCAATGTAAATAGCGAGGTATTAAAGATGAAAATTAATAAAAATATTAAACTAAATGAAAGTAAAGAAAAAATTACAACTTCAGTTGTAACTGATTTAATCAGTAGAGCTTGGGAAGAAATTGGACTTGTTAAAGCTAATATTGAGCAATTAGGAAAAGCTTATTCAAATACATCTAAACTAGTAGATATTTTTGAAGAATTATTAGACTCATATTTAATCTATGTTGGTCAATTAGAAGCATTTTTAACTGATAATAACTTAGTTGAATACCCTGAAGAAAATAATGCGATTAACGAGCAATTAAGCTTAAATGAAGACACTTATAGCAAAACAATTATTGAAAGAAAGCCAATTGATTTGCCTAATAAAGAAGTTGAGTTAGATGTTGAGCTTGAAGAACAAAAAAATTCAGTAGCAGAAAACTCAATTGAGGATTTATTAGATGCTGATAATAGTCTAGAAGATACAAAAGAACCAGAGATAAGAGAACAAGCTGACTTTTTTGTAGATTTTGATGAACCAGACCTATCCGAACCAAAATTAACTGATGCAGATATTTATGGCAGTAAGTAATTTAATTAAATAATAGATAGACCTCATTTTTGAGGTCTTTTTTAATTTATTTGCTAAATTATTTGATATGTAGTTTCAGGCTTATCCTTTCACTGATAACTACATATCTTGTTTAAAAAAATAAACAGGAGATTAACAACTATGGCAAATAAAAAGAAAAAAAGAAAAACATATTATAACTCAATAACATATTTAACTGGTTGTCCAGGATTAAATATGAAGAGATTTAATCAAGAACTTGGCTTATGCGAAAAAGACAAGGATAAAGAAACAAATAAAGACGTTGCCAATGAGATAAATAATGAACTTGCTGATGCAGCTACTACTGCAGCTACTAATGATGCAATTGATACCGATACTACAAGTTCAGATATTATTAGTGGTGATTCAACTGGTGCAGATACAGCTGGTGCTGGTGGTGCCGCTGATAATGGAGCAACTGTTGCAGGAGATGCTGGTGATGCTAGTAGCACAGGAGGACTTGGCGAAAGCTTATTAACTGAAGCCGATGAACCAGAAAAGGCTGAAAACGAAAACGAAGAAGAAACTGAAAAAGAAATGCCTAAAAAAGCATTTACTAGTACTGCTAATAAACGTGAAGTTAAAAGATATTATCTAAGACCTCAAAATATTTTCTGTGCAAATAAAAAAGAAATAGTTCAAGCTTTAGTTGAGTTAGGTAATACTAATAACTGTTCTATCTATACATTAAATAATCTTCCTGATGATGATAAAGATGTTCATAAATTAACTAATAGAGATATTATTTATTATTATGATGATGGTATTCTTTATGATAAAAATCATGTTAAAGTAATGGACTATGATTTATTTATTAGAAAAGAAGAACAACGTAAAAGATTCCCAGGCGGAGTTGACTCTGTTTCTGATCAAGAATTTAATAGAGTATATCAAGATAGAGTTACAGAAAGCTTAGTTGATAACCCATTTAACTTAAACTTTGATTCATACAATGCTTATGGTGAAAAGTTAGTAGAAGGTAAGGTAGCAGATAATATTTGTTGTATTTGTGGTGAACCTTATGAAGGATATGGCAATAATGCTGAGCCTTATGCAGATGGTTATTGTTGCGATTCTTGTAATATTCATTTTGTAATACCTGCAAGACTTAGTGCATTACACCAAGATGATGAAGAAAATATATCTGAGGGTGTTGTAAAACAAGGTAAAAAATGGGCAAATAAAGGAGACTCAGGAGAGGTCCATGGCACATTTAGAACTAAAAAAGAAGCAGATGCACAAAGAAAAGCAATGTTTGCAAATGGCTTTAAAGAGTCATTAAATGAAGAAGAAGAAATTCCAGCTGAATTTAATGATCAAATGGATTACTTATCAGCTGATGAAGAAGAAGCAATTAATGCTTATGCTGCTGTAATTAATAAAGTAGATGATGAACATGTTAAAGATCAATTAACAAAGATAGAAACTGAAGAAAAAGCTCATAAAGACTATCTCGAAAAAGTAAAAGATGATAAAACAATTGATTATGTTGAACCATTAGAAGATGAAGATTCAAAATTAACAATGGAAGAAGAATAATAGTTAGATTAATAAACAAGGAGCTGATAGTATGAAATTTTATAATGCTCTACTTGATGATTTTTATCAAACAGCTGATTTAGATGAAGATATTGAAAAACATTCAGAGCTAAACCAAAAGCTATTTGATGGTAAGAAATTAAAGCCAGAAGTCATTGAAAAAATTAATCAAATTGTTGATTTATTTTTAGCTGACTTAAAAGAAGACGGAATTAAACTTGATCTTGAAGATATTATATTAGTAGGCTCAAATGTAAGCTATAACTATACTAAAGATTCAGATTTAGATATTCATATAGTAGCTAATATATCAAACTTACATTGTCCTGATAATTTATATCCACTTTTATATGGTGCTTACAAATCATTGTTTAACAAAAAATTAGATATAGACTTTTATGGAATACCTGTTGAAATATATGTAGAAACAGATAGAACACCACTAAGAAGTAATGGTATATATTCAGTTAAAGATAATAACTGGATAAAATTTCCAAAACAAGAAGATATTCCTGATATAGACGAAGCAGAGATTGAAAAATTATTAGAGCCTTTTGAAGAAAGATATAATAAAATTATTAAAAACCCATCTATAGACGCAATAAATAAATGAATAACAGATATTTATGATTTAAGACAAAAAGGCATGGCTAATGAAGGAGAATATAGTACTGAAAACCTTGCTTTTAAAGAGGCAAGAAATAAGGGCTATCTTGATGAATTAAAAGATTTAAAAAATAAAGAGCTATCTAAAGAACTATCATTAGAATCTTTTAATACTATTGATGAGCAAGTAACTGGAAAAGACTTGAATAATTACAGAATTAAGCTTCAGCAACTTACTGGTCATTATGGTTTAGTATTTAATAATGGTAATTTTACAATAAATAATGTTAGTAAAGCTGATGCTGATTACATAGTTGGAAGATTATCTAGAGAAAAATTTGTGATAGAATGTCATAAAGTACCATCTGGTAAATGAGATTTTAATCATATTGATCCTCTTACACACCTACCTAAACAATATTATACTGTTAGTGGCAAATTAGATATAAATTAATGATTTAAAAACTAGTATTAAAGTACTAGTTTTTTTCTTACTTTAATAATTATTTGCTAAATTATTCAGTAATCTACTTTTAATACAGGTTGGTGATAAGTATGC